ATGAAAACAGTAACAGTTAATCACTCTGGAAAAAGAGCTTTCAATTTTATGGTTGAAAATGGGTTCATTACTTATGACTGGATCGATTATGTTGATCAGGATGGCAGCGAAGTTTTGAGCGATGTTAAGGCTAAGGAAATAGTCAAAATCGATAATTCCATTAAAGGACAAAAAACCATTTTTTACAACTAAAAATATGTGATCATCACATTAAATACATAAAATATGAAGACGCTATTATTTTTCTACAACATAATGAATGAAGCGGAAAAGCAAATCGTCAAAGAGACGGTTTGGGCTTATATTAAAGTTATTGGACTATTGCTTTCGCTAGCTTACCTAGCTTGTTCATTCATCTTAATTTTCGGTTAACCATGGGACAAAATTTTTCAGAAGAAAACCTATTGTCTTTAGGTTTTGAAGTCGACGCCCCTTGGGGCGATAATTCGCTGCCCGACTACTCTATGTTTTTAGGCCAAGGCATGACAATGCACATTGTAAACTTCACCGAAGCCTTTTTAGAGGTAGATGGGAAAATTAAAGAATTACAAGGCATAAGAAACGTTGCATCTCTCACAAGCGGATTATTGCTATTCGGGCAAAAGGTTGACTTAAGCAAAGCTCTATACGCCATGGACAGCCAACCTGCCAGTAAAAACGAGCTGGTTTTAAAACATTAACCAATGGCGCCTCACTGGCGCCTTTAAAAAAGAAAAGAACATGGAAAATCAAATAAAAGTAGGACAAAGCTGCAAGGTAGTGGTGATAACCGATAATAGCGAATATCCGTCCGTTTATAAAATTGGAAATACAGGCGTATTAATAGATGAATATCCTAGCGGAAATGCTAAAATATGTATAGGTAATACCAATGAATTTACAGGATCATGGCATGTATTACAAGGGTGTTTTAAAACATCAGGCAAGTTAACAGTAACTAAAGTAAAGTAGGTTATGAAAACATACGGAAGTGAACCAATCGAAATAGCAACAGATGTTGTTGTCGATAACGATCAAATGTATTTCTATCAGTACCTACCTCTAAAAATGAGAGGCGACTTAATAGATTTTACTCTGCCTGATCAATTGAAACCCTTAGTGGATATTATCGTAGAATGCTGCAATGACTTCTTTCATAATATATGCGAGGGATCATTGTCAATGTATGATGACCACTACATATATCTTACTGCAAAAAATCTATATATCAAAAGTGGCGAAAACCTTAATCGAATGGGGTGGCACTGTGATGGATTTATGAGTGAAGACATAAATTACATTTGGTGCGATTGCATACCCACAGAATACGTGACAGGAAATTTTGAATTGATCCAAGATCACAGAGAAAGCATTGAGCAGATGAATAGATTATTCTACAAGTCTGATCCACTTAAATGCAAACCAAACAGCATTTATAGGCTCGACGAAACAGTTATTCATCGTTGTGATTACAATCACTCAAACGATGCTGTATTACGGCATTTTGTTAAGGTGTCATTCAGCAAAGAGAAGTACAACCTTAAGGGAAATTCCCATAACTACCTTTTGGATTACAATTGGGAAATGAAAGACCGTGATTATAGTAGAAATCATCCAGTTAAATAGAAGCCATGAAAACAATAAGCATAAAACAACCATGGGCAAGCCTTATTGCTCATGGTATAAAGGATATTGAAAATCGAACCTGGGCGACTAAGTACCGTGGTACAATTTACATTCATGCAAGTGGTAAACCTGCGTTTACTGGAAGTTACAAAGACAATTTACCGAAAGGATTTTGGGATAATTTGCAAGAAAAAGAAAAACGAAATTTTATTGATTCCTTTCAACACAGAGGCGCTATCATCGGTAAAGTTGACATTGTTGACTGCGTTATCAACCATGGTAGCATTTGGGCTGAACGCACGCCGAGTTGCTCACCTCATTATCCAGAAGGCTTGCCTGCATACATGGGCAAAGGTCGTGAAGATGCTATCTACAATTGGGTATTAGCCAATCCAGTATTGTTTGACGAGCCTATTTTGAATGTAAAAGGCAAATTATCATTATGGGAATTTGACGGGAAGGAGTCGAACTCATGAGTGCTACACTAATTTCAGAAAACACATTCACCGCTAAGAAAAAGCATTTATGCGACCTATGCGGCCAGCATATCCAAGTTGGGGAAAAATATAAACGTCAATTCTGTGTCGACGGTAATGCCTATGCATTTAAAATGCATTTTGTATGTGAGGATATTTCAAAGGTTTACAGCAAAGAATATGATTCGGATGGCGAAGGATATGATCACAACTGTTTTTCACACGACGTATTCGAGAACTTCGAGGTAGTAGTCGGCTTTAAAAGTGATGGTTTGAAATACCAAGAAGCCTTAAAATTATTCAAACAAAAATGGATCGAAGGAAAGGAGACCAAAGGAATTGGATAACACAAGATATGAATGTACTGAATGCGGTTGGGTTGGTACTGATCAGGAAAAAGCCATAATCAATATTGATGGATGGGATTGTAGGGCATGTCCAAAATGTAAAAATGAGGAATTCTACATCGCTAAAAATAAAGAGTCAGAAAAAGGATAACCTATTTATCAAGCGACTTCCCTAATTCTTCGATCAGGTATGGAACTAAAAACAACGCATTCGCGATCATAACAATGGTTCCAAGTAGATAAATAATTGTGTGCCTTTTCATAGCACCAAAATAATAAAACAAATGGAAAACACATTAGAAAATAAAGCGAAGTTCTTCGCTCAGTATTGGGGACAAAATGTAAGATTCTGGACATTAAATGGGCCATCTATCTTATCCAAAGTCGGCCACACATATATGACCAAAGCTATTTTGGATAGTAGCACTCTTGAGCTAAAGCCAATTTCAACATTAAGTAATGAAGATGCAATTAGGCTTTTTGATCTAAGAAAGTATGATAAAATTGAGATTACAAGACACTTTTCAGGTAAAGACCATGTGGGCGTTGAATTTAAATGGGTCGATGATTTTATAAACAACGCTGACGGATTCTCTTATAGTTCGATAGGTCTGTCAATACCTGAAATAACCCACAAACAAGCAATGCTAGCCATTTCCATGGGCTATTACATTGGCGACAGAATTGAGATAGATTACGGCTGGGTAAAGCTTAAAGAACAAATAAAATGACACCCGAGGAAATAGGACAACTAATCGAATTAATTATAGGCAAAGAGATCAGCATCGAAGAAATATGTGCGATTGAATGTGTGAGCGTAGAAGATCTTTCCAAAGTAATAGATGAGGTGATGACCTTTCGATCTATGTACTCGAGAAAAAATTCGGTTGTTGTTCAGGCCTCATTAGTTTAGAAAGGAGAAAGGAAATGAAGCACATCGCACTATTATCCGGCGGCCACGCATCTGCAATAGTCGCCATTGAAATAACAAGGAAGTTTGGAAAAGAAAATGTCATTTTACTCAACCATAATATCAATCCAAATTATGAGGACAAAGATATAAAGCGTTTTAAAAAAGAGATTTCAGAATATCTTGGACTACCAATAACATATGCAAATTATGGGGATACAGATAACGAAAAAGAATTGCCCAGTCAATTTGATATAGCAATTATGAAGAAAGGCTTCAAAGCTTACAATAGCTCTGAATTCTGTACTTACGAATTGAAAACAAAGCCTTTTTATGAATACTTAAATCATAATTTCCCTAATAAGGATTGCATTGTTTATTACTGATTTGGTGAAGATGAATTACATCGTGTAGAGCGCCGGAAAACCATTTTAAATGACATTGAAATAATGTCAGATTACCCAACAGCGGTATGGGGCGGGCGGCAGTATACAGCGCTTATTGAATATTTTAACAAGCAAGGTAAGCAATTCAGTTCGATCGCTTTGGTCGAAAAATATAAGGATACTAGTGGATATCAACGAACTATCACTTCCACACTTGAAATAGGTATTCAGCCACCAAATACATATACTGTTTGGAAGCACGCAAATTGTGTAGGATGCCTCAAGGCAGGGAAACAACATTGGTATTGTGTCTATGTTCACCGTAGGGATATTTTCGAAGAGGCTAAAAATGCTGAATATCTAGTTGGTCACAGCATCATTGCCGAAGGTGTTTGGCTAAAAGATCTTGAAAAGGATTTTGAAAAAATGTTTGCTGCTGGCGTACCAGCTAATGAGCATGTAAAAGAAGGTAAATTTTGGAAAGCAGCGAGGCGATACACTAAAAAGGGTTTACAGGATATGTTCCCTTGTGAGTGTTGGTCTGCATAATGTTTAACCCCCTCCCCGATTAACTTATTCTAATCGTGGGGATAAAATAAAAGAAGAATGATAAAGAAATTTATAAAAAAAAGCAATAAACCATTAGATGGTATTCAGCTTACAGAATTTAATAGGAAAGAGGTTATGGAATGGCTTTCAGGAGCTGGTAAAGAAGGGCCTGATGGATCAATATTCCTTAAAACTCCTGAATCTGGCGAAGGAACACAAATTGTTCATACAGGTAAGTTTATCCTAAAAGGGTATACACAGCAATTAGGTTGGCACTTTTGGCCTGTTGATGAAAGTTACATGAACGAAAACTACATGGAGGTTTAATATGAAAAATTTCGAAGATGTCAGAAATGAATATTTTATAGAATTAGGATTCAAAAATCCCGAATCTGCGGTATTTGATATGTCATTAGGTCGCTCAAAATTGGAATCCGCGATTATGATTGAGAGGCACTACACTGAAATAGGAAAACGCTTTGCCCTCGAAGTAGCCAAAGAATCATTAAGTAATGCAGCGGATAATGTGTCTATGAAAATGAAAGACAATGCCTATGAACTTGATTTGATGGATGATATTTTAGAGGTTGACAAAGAATCTATTCTATCACATGATAACATACCAGAGCTATGATTTCAGCATCAGACCTTAGAATCGGGAACTACGTCGCTTCCGATCATTTTAAAGACCGTGACGTAATAGTCAAAGTAAGGCTAATTGGACAAGATCAGGCTATTGTAGAGCATCCTAACGGACTATCGGAGCCCATGCTTTACAAAGGGGAAATGAGGGGTATTACGCTAACAGAGGATCTGTTGCTGAAGTGTGGGTTTATAGATATATCTTCTTACAAAGACTTTCGACTCGTTATAAATGAAGATTTATATATTGAAGTTTCTCTTAGGAAAAATATCAATGCCTATGTAAGTGTATCCGACATAGATATTATCAATGTTATCTATCTCCACCAACTACAGAACCTGTACTTCGCGCTTACTGGAAAAGAATTGGAGGTTAAGCTATGACCAAACTAAGCGAAGACGATCGCATCCTAAAAGAATTCCTGGATAATCACATTGATTTCTACACCCTCCGAAAGGTTCGATTTTTTCCAAAGGAAATGAAGAAAACGGATATACACGGACAGGCAAAACGAATCTGTGAGTTCTTCGGATACAAAACCGTCTATGAGTATGGTGCAAAGGCTATCTATGCACACGTGTCCTATGCATATGGGCACCGTCCAAGTTGGGTGAATGAAAAAGGAGAATATGAACAAGCCCCATTCGTTGAGAAGTTCGGCGGATGGGCAGAGTAATAACATCAAATTTTAAAACTATGACAATAAAACAATTAAAACAGGCTATTTCCGATCTTCCTGATCACATGGATGTGTTTATCGGGGAGAAATCAACAGAATTTGGATACGGATTGGTAAACACTGCTAAAGTCAAGAAGATAAACTTCTTTGATTCTTCAAGCGATGAAACCCCTTTGGCTTCGGATGATGTATTTGTATTAGAGGAGGAATAAGATATGAAAATAATAGACAACAGAGAACTGTTTGAAGTAGAATTGAACAGTGAAGCCATGCAAGTTTTAGCACTGAATTTAAACCAAGCCATTGCTCATGTATTATCTGAACACCCTTTAGATGATAAAGACGATTACATCAGAGGTGAAAAGATGAGCGATGCTGAAGTGAAGAATGCTGTGGGATGGGACGAGGAAACTAGAACATCCTTTAATCTAGTTGAATGGATAAAAGAAGAGATAAACCCTGGCGATAAACCCATTATCTTGACGTACATCGAGGTATGAATTTAACCAAACCCCAAAGAGAAGCGCTCCGACTAAAGTATTCGGGGCGCTGCGCTTATTGCGGATGTGAACTTAGTGAACGATGGTGTGCGGACCATATAGAACCGATAGTTCGCGATTGGGTAAACGGTGGTTGCAAGTACCCCGAACGTGATATTTTTGAAAATCTAGCTCCAGCCTGTCCGTCCTGCAATACCATAAAAGGCAGCCTATCCTTAGAAAGCTTCCGAAAGGTCATTGGTGGCTTCATTACCTCACTCAATAGAGACAGCACACAATACAAGTTTGCAAAGCGTTATGGATTAATCCAGGAAAAACAGGTTGAAGTTAGGTTTTACTTTGAGGAGGTCGGTTACGACTTATGAGAATACATTAAAAATTTTGTATTCACAGTATGAATAGCTTCTAATGCATCATCTCGGAAAGATTTTAAATCTCTACTTCGCTCAATTGATTGCACATTTCTTTTGGTACTTAGTTTATCTAACACATTTGACATTTCCTTTTTCCAGTTCCCCGAATCAGGCATATCATTTGGCCAATGATCTAAGACTAAAGATCTGTAGGTTTCAAAGCTTATAAAAAGGTCTCCCCCTGTTTCAGCTTGTATCTTGATGTACTTCCTAATACCTTCAAGAGTTTCTAGTAATTTGATTATTACCATATCGCAAATATCAGCAATAAAACAACATGATTTCGGCAAAAGCGCTTTGCGCTCTGAAAATTATGATTTCACCACCGGATCAACCCAATAAACTTCATGATTCGTCAATGTCAGCACGTCGCTCGGAGATACATTGCATAGAATAATATCTTCTAATCCATCCCCTATGATAAATTGAAGATCAAAAGGAGGTACCACCGAGCCGTACAGTATACTGCCCTCATCAAGAACATATAGATCTGAAGTGATCATATTAACGCGGTTCTTTGTCACCCAATCGCTCAACTCTTGCTTATTCATCTGCTTAACACGGCCAGCCAAGTCGCGAGCTTCCTCCAGTTCTTTGACTGCAATATCCGGAAATTCTTTCTTTACAGTCGCTTCGTACAAATCCCAATTGCCTGTACGAATAGCTTCATTTCTCAGATATAGCTTGCGGCCGTATTCCCCGACTTCATTATAGTAATGTTGTAATGTTTTCATAATTATTCCTCTATAAATACACTTCCTTTTAGGTCTTCCTCATCGATATTAAGCAAAGCATCCTGAATGACCAATATATTAGGTTCCTGAAATGGAATCGTCGTAATTCCCTCGCAATCCAAAGCAACTAACCAATCAAACACATTCGGTACCGCGATCGCCTTCCATGTTATATTTTCGCTATCTTCACAATCATAAGGTGCAATAAGTACATTATACCCCTTGCTCTGAAGTTCTTTCAATACTGAGTGCGTAAGCTTTGCAAATCGCATTTTTCTTGCTACTTTTAATTAAATATACAAAATTATGTGTTACCATACTTCGACTCCAAGCACCAAGCAACTTGTAGACGCTCTACAGGGAAAGAACGTTCATTATCAGAAAGAAGAAATCTTTCATGTGAGCGGCTTCACTCGGCCATACCTTCCTGTTACTCTGAACGAGGATCAGGATAGCGTTGTGCCTGCTAGGTGGAAACTCATTCCATTTTGGGTAAAAACCGAAGATGATGCTGCCAAGTACGCTAACACACTTAACGCTGAATCAGAATCTATTTTTGAAAAGGCATCCTATAAACACTCCATCCTTAAAACTCGGGGCCTACTTTACGTAAATGGTTTTTACGAACCTCACAAAGTCGCTGGGCAAAAGGACACTGAAAACTATTACATCTACACACCGACAAAGGAAATTTTCACTATCGGTGTTGTCTATGCTAATTTCAAGGACTACGAAACTAACAACGTCTACCCTACTTTTTCAGTTATCACAACAGCGGCCAATCCTTTACTCGAGGAGATCCATAACGAAAAGAAACGCATGCCTTTGATCATTCCTCCCGATCGTCGTGATGCATGGTTGAATGCTTCCAGTAAAGAAGATGTGCAGCAGCTCATGATACCTTATGATGGTGAACTTGGAGCACACAAAGTATTTCGCGTGACTGGAGCTAAAGGCGATACTAATCGCCCTGATATTCAGGATGCGATTTAAATTTCCTTCTTTCCATTACTACCCATTTTATCGCGGCTTCTAGTTCGTCTGGCCACGCTTTTAGTCCTTCTTCCAATATCTTTGCACCTGCTTCAATTCCAACTTCCTGCGAAGCTGAAAGAGCCGTTTTTCTAATGTGATCAACGTACCCCGTTGGTGGTTCTTTACTTAGTTTCATAAAACAAATGTACAATTAGATTTGTTATTTTACTAAATTTGTTAGTAATTTTGATTTATGAAACCTCTCGAAGTCTATTGCCGCAATCGTGTTATGTACGTCCAGATGACTGTACACGATAAGAGCATGGGCATGAAAGATTACCATCTTTACAACAAAAATGGTCTTGCCTTTTATGTTTTCAGGAAATCCCAGGGTGTTTGGGAGCTTGCATATGGAGAGCTTGCGGATGACATTAAAGAAGCGTGCATTGATGCTCTTATTCTTCGCTTTGATGATGACGTACCGGAGCTATTCTATCATAAGGGTAAGCGCCAGGTAGTAGAGGTACGCGCAAAGAAATATAGCCTTTGGCATATCTATCTCAATAATGCCTATGTCGGTAGTATTGATCATGACAAGTATTCAAAAGCTTTTGACTATCATATTGAAGATGACGGCCTACTGACGGACGATCACGTTCAAAAATATATCGGAATGATCCAGCGAGGAGAATTAAAGTGGATAAAGGATGATATTCGATAATTTTGAAGTTGATGGCATTCCACAGGTTGTCAATATAACCCCGTTATTCGGCGGATATTTTCACGTATACATTAATAAAAGATTTGTTACAGATATATCTATGATGAAAGATGGATGGACGGTTCATTTCAACAATAATTCTTGGCTGACCAAAGATGAAGCTGATATAATAATCGAGATGATAGAATCTGGGGAAATTCCAACTGAATAAAAAAGGCTGATCATGCGACCAGCCTACACATCAACCATAAAAATAAAACCTATTAATCGTGTCCTTCAGTCTTAACGATTTTATTGTAAATTCCTAATAATAAAAACGGTGCCGCCCATTGACCGACGAACAAAGCTGTATTATCATCTTTTTTGTTGCAACATTTTAACGCTGCTGAAATTCCCATAGCTGCAAGTGAAGCTGCTAAGAATAAAATCGAGGGAACTTTCGATGTTTGCTGTTCTACCTCTTTAGTTACTTTGTCTTCATTTCCTGTTGTAAGTGCCATAATATTTATTCTTTGGTTTACCTATGAAGTAGTTTGGTAATGAAATAGTTCATTATTAAATAAAAAAGGCCGAGTTACTAGGCTCGAACCTTAACAAATGAAATGTTTTTATTATAATGGAGGCTTATAATTATAAATTTTCAGTTCTTCACTGTTGGCGCCTCTCTTTACTCTACACCGAGTGCACGAAGAAGGTTTTTCTTTCCATCAGAATCTTTTAGCGCATTGACATGATACTTTGCATCTAACTGGTTTGCAGCAGATTTTTTTGCGAGATAGCGATCTACATATTGTGTTGCATGTTGCAATATAAATCTGCGACAGTCTATATTAACGCTGATGCCCTTGTCAAAATTGCCATAGGTAAGGCCTGTTACGATTTCATTCGACGAGATTGATTTTATACTGTTCTTATTCAATCCACTGATATTAAAGGTGAGCGCCGGATAGTAGAAGTCCGATTGATTGGGAAATTTGATTTTCACGATTAACTTATTCCCTTCTATGCGGCTACTGATTATGCTATTTAGTCGGTTGTAATTGTATTCATAATACTCTTCTTGCGATGGAAACCACAAAATGTCTTCACCGTCTTTTCCATACGTATTGTTCAACCAGAGCAGGAGCTGCGCCCAGTCATGATCCGTTTCGTGTACGCCAATATGGACTGCTTCGCGGTGAGCGACATCTTTTGCTGCAGCATCGTTGACCAGTTTTTCTACCTCGGCGGCGCGATTGACAAATACCCTGGCCAAGGTCTTTTGCTGCAAGGTTGAATTGACCTGATACGGGATAAGCTTATCGGCACCAGTCTGCGCCGTCATGGTCTGGATCGCTGGAAACCCAAGCGCAGCCTGCAGGTATGATTTATTTCCATTGGGCTCGGCCAAAAACTTGATGTTTCGGCCATTCAATCTTTTTTTTGTGATTTGTTGTGCCAGGTCAAAATGCTTGATCAGCGAGTCGACATTGTTGACTGCGGTGGTATTGAGGTCGTGGAATGCAATGGCATTCCCATCGTTAAGCATTTCGATCACATTGTTCCATCGAAGGCCAGATTTCATGTAGAAGCGGAAGAAGTTTTCCGTAAAGCCTTTCTTTACGACAGTTGGGTCGTTCATAAACTCCCATTCCGGCGCCAGTGTGGAGGTAAAATGGAACCTGACCTCATTGCCAAAACCATCCGTACTACCCAGTGTTTTGCCCAGCAGGTAACTGTTTGGGGGCATATCATCAGCTACTAGGTGCTCAATGTCAAAATAATATTTCCGTTTAATGTCCGAGCGATCAATCGGTTTACCATTAATGGCTGCCCAGGTCATGCTGAATGCCGATTGCTTACAGTCATCCTGTGTGAGCATAAATAATAAGCTCTTGTTATATTTTAGTGGCGGAATGTTTACAATGGGCGTTTCTGTTATCCCGTGACCAGGTTGAAGTTCGATGATGATCTCCGCTTCTTGTCCAGTCTTTTCCTCACCAAAAGGATAGGCATACCGGGCTATATTTCCGCCAGTATCTGGCGGTGATACCTCTTTTCCGTCTCCGGTTTTACTTCCCGGGTAAAGATCTTTTTTTAGGCAAGAAGACAATAGGCCACATACTAACGTAAATAGTATAGCTTTTGTGTAAATAATTTGGCGCATACGCAAAGATAGACATTCTTATTGTATTAAGTATTTCGTTAAATAAAAAAATCGTTAAATTTAAACAGGCTCTAAGACTTATGTCCATATAACAGAAGTAAAGTAAAAATTTTTATATTACGCCCTTCTTTTTCGAAAAAAGTATTCCACAAATCAAAATCAGTAATCCAATTGCACTCCAAATCATCATTGATCCTTTCGGCTCCTTTTTCACATCTTCAATCTTTGCCGATTCTTTCTGCCTATGTTCAATTGAAGTTGCTACCTGTTTTTCTATTTTCTCGCTGCCCTGCTTTTCGCTTTTCTCGCTGAAATCTTTATTCTCGGTTACCGTCTGCTTAGTATGCTGGGTAATCTTTTCTCCGGGAGATTCCGACCGCACGCTGAATACCTGCCGCAAGGTATCGAGCTGTACTAATATCTTAAAACCAGCGCTGTCTTTAAGTAATATCTCCGCTCCTGACAGTACCTTATCTACGTTCACAGATCCGCTTACCTTACCGCCTGTTTTTTCGGTTGTGGTCGTTGTTTCAGTCTCAGTGACAATTGTGCCTTTGTCAACAGTGATCGTACGCTGTACGCTATCTTTCTGCACTTTATCTGTTAGCATACTATCACGCTTGGTGGAGACTTCTAAGGACGATTTTTCTATATGCTTCGTGGTTTTTCGGAATAAGCCGCAGGATGCAAAGGTGGCGACTATGACCACCGATGCTAAAATCTTAATTAACCTTTCCATCCAATACAGCGTTTACACTATCCAAATGATTATTCCACTTCACAACGAACTCAGGGGGCAATGCCTTCTTTCTCCCCTGGTTGTAGCTTGATGCTATTACACCGAATAACAACAGCAATATCATAATAAGTCTTTTCATAGCGACTATTCTTTGTTTATCACTTTATTCAATACGGTATCCAGCTTTTGCATACCTTGTTCAACTCCTTCTTTCATTGGCTGCACGGCATCTTCAACGGCTTTTGGTAATGCAGTCGAAACCTTTGAGTCTACCGCCGGGTTAACCTGCTTGCGGACCTCCTCTGTAATTCTCGCATTCAAGTCATTATTCTGTTTAATATATGCATACAGTAATAATCCCGTTGTAACCATAAAAAAAACAGCCACCATCGCAAGAATATCTCTATTGGCCCAGCCAGCCAACTTACCAACGTCATTTACTCTCTTTCCGACAAAATCGTCTTCTTTTTGCTCTGCCATTATTTTAAATACTGATTAGATACCCATCCTTTTACCCCCAAAGCTTCAACATTTGTCCAAGATCCTGAAACGGACAATACATTTACACTGGTACCGCGTGGCAGAACTTTCAATACGGCAAAGTTGGTACCCGGGCCTGATCGCAAATTCAAATCGCTAGTAGTACTTTTCACCACCATACCGAATACCTCCCTTCTCACCCGATCCATTGGGAATTTTGGCCCCGGGTCATCTTTGCGGCCAACTGGTGTTGCTACTTCCGAGTGAGCGAGTATTTCTGTGATTGAAGGGTATGCTGCTACCAACGCTCTGCAAACCTCAATACATTTTAGTAGCTGCGTTTCCGTCCAATCGCTCTGGGCATTTTCATTTTGCTGCTCGATTCCGATTGCATACTTGTTTAATCCGGTTAATCCTTTCCAAGCACTTGCGCCGACATGCCAGGTAATCTGATTGAACCTAGCCATTTGGACAACCTTGGCCGACTTAGCAATATGGAGGTCGCAGCTAACCTTCGATCTCGGATCGGTAAGCCAATTAACCGCTGATGTCTCATTACTTGCCCCATCATAGTGCAGGACAATAAATCGAATATCTTTAGTCCCCGAACTGATGTTAGGAGTTTGAAGGAACTCTACCTGAGTTCCGTCGTTATTGTATAAGAGATTGTTTTTTACTTGCATGAATTTTAATTTTAATAAACCACCCAGTTAGTGCCATCGTATACCAATTCTAATTTTAGATTTCTCCCCATTGAATATGTAGTGTAATTTTGCACTCCATCTCCCAAATAAATCAAAGCCCCACCCTGCGTCCTTAATGTCTTTGACCCGGTCGAATTATTTCGAACAGTCAATGTAAGTCCAGTTATTGGCTTATTGGGTAGATAGATATTATCGTGATAGATTTGATAATATCGACGATTCGAAGGAATCACATCACCATCATTATTACTACCTCCTTGACTTGATATAAGTGCACCGTTTAAGCAAACAGCTCCATGAAAATATCCAGCATATCCCTCACTATATGGCACATTGGAATTGCTTGTTTGATCTGCTCCATATATTGCAGCGTTAATGGAAGGCGCTCCTAAGCTTCCGCTAACTCTGCTTTGAAGAAGAGCAGCAATTGAAATAGCTGAACTTATGCCTGACGTAGCGGAAATAGCATTGATATTGCTCCCATTTGAAAATACACCCTCTGAAGTAATTTCACTATAACTATCGTCTCCATCTTTATCCCTAATAGATAAGCCAGGCTTATTGCTTCCATTGGATTGCATGTAGCCTACTTCCAATCCCATCCTTATCAGAGCATTGGAAACATTTGCTTCTGCATTTCTATTCTTATAAAATCCGATCTCTCCACTCTGTGCAAGTAATCGTGGCAAGACATCATCAACACCGGAGGAAAGCCGCTTCACTATTAAATTTTCTATAAATGCCGATTGAGCGAATAAGCTAATCACATCGATTAGTTCGGCTTTTATGTATCCACCCTGAATTATGGTTTCCCCTAGCTTTGCAAGCTCCACCAGATCTTCGTGAGCTAAATCGCCTAATGAACTAATTAAACCATCCGTGTAATTCTTAGAAGATTCTAGAGCGTTATTAGCTGCATTTTCTGCATGTTGTTTAGCCTCCATCAATTTTTGAGTTGCATCTTGTATACGTGCCTGCTCTTCACTGGAAACCACATCATCTGCATAAGCTTCCGCGATAACTTGAAGCAATTCGTCATTTGCATCCGCATAAGCTTTTGACGCCACTATTGCCTGCTGTTTAGCATCATCCATCTGAGTCACTGTTGCCCCTCCACCGTTTACTACAATTTCAGAAACATTAAGTCTATCAGCGGAAATCTTACCTGTCTTAATATTAGCGCCATTAATATAGGTCATACCGTTTGTGAAACTATAGTCCCTTTTACCTTGGAATTCGGAGTATATTACGCCTAAATTGAAATGATAAAACCCAACTTCACTTTCTGTACTAATTGGCTGTTCGGAAATTACCCATGTACCATTTAGAGCAGTACGGCTACACCTAGCTGCAACATAATAGTGTTTATCCGCTATAAGATCGGTTTTAAGTAATTGAGGTATAGTCCATATATAACCCAATCCTTCAATTTTAACTTCCAGATGAACCAATTGGCCTGCCGTTATCAAAACGTTTTTTGGGTCATCTCCATTATTGACGTTAATAGTAACACCGTTCAAAAGAAAGTTTTGAGATTTGGCCCCAACACTTAACATTAAAGTTTCAATGGACTCTGGCTTAATATGAGTGCTATCGAAATAACCATCAGGATCGAAAACAAGATTTTGTAACTGACGCATTCTAGCAGCTAAAATCCTATCTTCTTCAATACTCCTTCGAGTGGTTTGGGTGATGATCTGCTTATTCTCTTTAATATCGTTTTGAATTTTTTCAAAGAGGGTGTATGTTACATCATTTCCTATTACCGCATTATATGTCATTCCGTTCTCAAGCACATCAGGAAAATGTCCAGGATGACTAAGCTCTGTAACGCGTACTTGTTCATCAATCCCCTTCTGAGTATCGATCAGTCGAACAGTATCTCCGATATCTAACGTGATATTCTTTCGTTTGAGGTCCAAAATATCTAAATCTAGCTCATACACTACACGGGGCGAGCTATTACTTTCCAAATATTCCTGCCTTTTAGCGGTCAATTCGGCTACTGCAGCATCAATATAGGATTGTGGCATCCGTATACCGATAAGTGTGTATTTGTCTCCGACTTCAGCATGTACAGATTCAGTAGGAAAAAACGCTCCATTTCCCTCGTCGTTTGCCTTGAATACAATCTTTTTATCAGTATGATTATAGCTTGAAATCTCAAACTGATTCCCTTCCAAATAGCCTGATTTAAAAACTATGTAAGCCGACTCTCCATCGATCTTCTGATTATTCAAATCAAAATCAATAGAGCTGTCAATGATCGAGAATAATTGTTTATTTATCGTTGTAGCGCCCGTTACGGTACCAGTGCGTTTTGGATAAATATTTTCATCTACAAATTCGCCCTCACGTACTCTGTATAGATTTACGTTCTTTTCCACATACCCAGGAATCTTGAAATAATCCTTCATTCCTGTAGGTAGGTTTTTATCTCCTCCCCTAGCATACGCCCTGGTTACGATCTTCTTCTCATTAATCGATTTTCTTGAAAGACTATACAGACCATTTCCTTTTCCGTAGCTAAAGGATAAATCGCGTGCAGTTCCTATTGTTTTTTTCAAAGAAATGACTTTCCCTTTTATTCCCCATTCAGCTTTCATCGCTTGGGCAACCATAGTGAGGCAATCCAAAATGTATGTTGAATCAAATTCAACTGTAACACGTCCAAGATCTTCGAACTCCCCGACGGACCAACCCGAGGATTTGCTATTAGCACAATCGACAATGAGATGAAGCCATTCTTCAGCAGTCCCACTGAAGCTAAATTTACGGGCTCCTAAATGTTCTATAAAAAACTGTGACAGGCTATGTCTTGGACCTTCAAACACAAAATCATACTCAAAAAGAAATCTGCTAACTTTTTTGAAGTTAACGGTCTCATTTAAGGTAAGAACCTCCCCTTTGTAATTTAAAGTATCATTGACTTTTATATCCAAATCTAATGACGATTTAAAACTGAAGGCAAGAGAATGCTCCGCCATTATCTTGTTGGTAAATGTTGAAGAATTCAATGGGATTTCTGCTCCTTCATCTTGCCCTCTATACACCTGAATCTTCATATCAAGATATTTTAGTAATTTCAATTAAATTAAACCCAGGTCTATTATTAAGAGAAGTTGACCATGCACCAAAATCGACAGGAATTGCACCGTCAATTACCGTGAATGTCATCTCAGCATTGAAATCCTGATTGCCAAGCCCGTTAAACCCAGCAGTCTGACTACAGATCGTTCTGGCAAGTTCAGTTGTACCCTGAAACATTCCATAAAAACATTGAGATCTGGTGGTATCCGTAGTAAGGGTATAGTTTGTACTTCCAGTATTCCAGAGTATGCGAATCTTGTATTGCCCAGCAGGAAGCGAAAAGGAAATACGTGCTTTTTTTCCGGTATTTTCTGCTCCCGCAGAACTTGCGGTGTAGCATTTCGCCATTGTAGCAAGCGAATAATTTCCAGAAGCCTCCACCGCGTTTACATTTGGCGGATTACCGGTAAAGCTTCCATTAAACACGCTATTATTGGCGTAGAAATCAGATTGCAAATTCATAAACCATCCATTTACATTTGTTCCCTGTGTATTTACAAGCTGCTGTGCATTGTAACCGCTAAATGTTGCCAGATTGATCTGGTTAGTGGTCAGCCCAGCGGTAACAACCTTCAGGTTCGAATTATTGGCCGAGCCATTAAAGCCGATCAGTACAGCAACAGGAGGCTCGATTAAAGTAATCGTGTCATTGACAACCGATGATTCGCTCACCGCATTTTTCACCTGACCATAGAGGGTTTTAGCACCGATCGATGCAAATGTAAAGGTGATACTGTCAGACCAAGGCAACCATGCAGCTGTTGAAACTCCTGCCGATGTCTCAGCCAAACGATAATGAGTAGGTGTACCGGCTCCAATCGTAAATGATACTTTCGGATTAAATCCAGCAAAAGATGCCTGTCCATCCGCAAGGGCCATTGCGGTTGCCGTAACAGGTATAACCACATTGATCGATGAGGTTTTCACATCAGATTCGCTGGTTGAATTTTTGACCTGCGCATAAAGTGTCAATGTACCACTGTTCACTCCAGAATTGTAACTGACTGTATCTCCGGCATAAGCAACCCAAGCAACAGCAGACAAGTCTGTCTGTTGTCCGATCCGATAATGTGTTATGGTATTTACAGTAGTAAATTTCACGGTCACAATCCCAGAACCCGTAGCCTGATCACCATTGTTAATGGCTATTGCTGTTAATATCGCTGATACTGGATCAACATATTGAAACGTAGCACTTACAATGGTCGATGTTTTATCCTCAACCTCATCACGGATCTGCGCAAAGACAGTCTTTTGGCCATACGGTGCAGCGATAGTAAAATTCACCGGATTAGAACCAAAAGCAATCCATTGTACGCCGGTGAAATCATTTGCTGCCGCTAGACGGTAATGCGTAGGGATTCCAGTGTAATTAAGTGTCACTGGAACCGGAGAGCTGGAAACCTGTCCAGCAACTGTGATTGAAGTCAGTGCAAGGTCTGGTTTTGCTTTATATATCTGTGCGGATAGCACTAGGGATTCGCCATAGGTGTTTTTAAGCTTCACATAAACGGTTTTCGTGTCAAATCCTGCTGAAAGTTCATAGCTTGCTGGAGAGACGAAATTAATCCATTCAGCCCCCAAGAAATTGCTTGATTCACTGACCATATAATGTGTCGGTGATGTTCCGGTGAACAGCATCGTAAGAGCAACAATGCTCTTCTGTGTAGTTGTCGCTCCGTTTTCGATCTTAAAGTCAGCAAATGTCGGTGCCGAGGAGTAGACATTCAAACGGTCGATGAAAGGCTGTCTCAAAGAGGGCTTAAGCTGGCTGACCATATACATAGCATCGTCATATACATAGCTGGCATTTGGTGTCGCTTCAAAAGCTGCTGTATATTTTTCGGCCCTTGTGAGCAGATCTTTATTGAAATTTAGATTGACCAATAACTTGCCGCCATTTATTGCATAAGAAAGCCCGTCAGTATTGGAAGAGATCGAAAGACCCTCGAGAGCTGATACTCCGGACAACAGGCAAGAAACCTCGTTAAACCAGAATCGAGGCATCCTTGGAAAATACAGCTTAAAAGTAACCTGATTTGTTCCCAAACTTCTAATAACTGTTGCGTTTGTAGTTAAATACCAATATTCATATATCTCATCAACTGAAGCAAACCAGATTTTGTCAGAACCCATAGATCCAAATGCATCATTTATCCTTTTAAAAAGATTGTACTCCCACTCTGAACTTTTATGAGCAGCTCCAATGAGCCAATAAACATTTTCCAAGTCCGCAGTATCATTGAATTGTTGCAGTTTCGAGAACACATTGTTGTCGTAATTGTCTTCGCCAGCAAACCATCTTTCCACAGCGATTATGCTCTTATCAAGATTAAATCCCGATCTATATGGATATGCTTTTTTTATCAATGTATGTCCACTCTGAGCTGTATTCATCATTATATCGCTTACAGATTGGGACAGTGTTAAATATCTATGATCGCCATTTGGTTCCGCTATAATCTTTGGACTGTCATTTATGTATTCAATAAATTTAGCCTTGGTGTCAGCAAACCAATGGTTGAAATTTTCCTGAGTGACAGATGAACCGTCGTATCCATTGAAATCGTGGTACAATACAGTGAATCCAAAATCACGATATAATTTAAATTCCTTCTCACTCATCCAGGGCCAAAACATACCAACATCTCCGCCGATGCCTCTGCTTTCATCAACAAGTTTATCTGGCCAGACCGCTACCGATGTTGCAAAACGCCTGTTGTTCCCAGCCCCATCAGTGAAGGATAAAGGATAATTCGGAGTAAAACCTTCCGTGAAATTTGGAGATATCGGGAAATTCAGATGGAGGTAACGTGATGTATTGCCAGTTGCTACCCATCTTTTATTTATTCCAGAAAAAATGAATTGATAAATACTATAACTGTCATCTGTAATGTATGAGAATGCAAACTTTTTATTGAACTTTAATTTTGGAAAACTGAGTGTAATAGCGGACGGATCTGTCCCTGCTGGCAGATCGACGGTAAACTCAACAATGTTACCATCATATTTGAGATATTCGAGATTAAGCAGCATGTAAACAGGATCAACACTGATTATATTTTCCAGACACTTGATCTCTATGATAGTCTGAAACTCATTATTGACATGGATATTTTCAATACTATATTTGGTATTGTAATAACTTCCAAAAAGAGTTTTACCTGCGCTGACAGAAGTCTTGGCTATATTCAAAAACAAGCCATAGCCAAGCGGTTCATCACTTAAAATATATTCTTTGATTTCACCTTGTTGGACTGGTAACGCATTTAATTTGAAAGTTGTTGAATAGACTGGCATGTATTCACCACCTAAACTATAGGTGCCAATAGTGCGCTCCGACTCGGCAATATTTACAAGATTCTCATCGGGGACAATGATTGCAATCTGCCCTGCATCATTTGGGACAACCACCTCACCGTTGACAGTGATATTAAGCACATCGCTATTCTTTCCATTAGTTACGGAGAATAGCTGAGTTGTTCCATCGCTAAACGTAATTGTGTAGTTATCTTTTAATCCCGTTGATGAGGTCATCTCAATTTTTAAGATAGATCTAAACGATAAAGTTGCACTATCCGCGATTTCCCAGGTTTTTAAAATTCCATCCCAAAAGAGCTTTACTACACTATCTTTTTGAAGGATAAAGTCATTATCTCCATATACTAAAGTTCGGCCATTCGCTCCCCCATAAACTTCTACATACTTATTTGCTGTACCTAATGTTGGCAAGGTGTTACCAGTGATTTTTACAGCATCCCCAATTTTCTTACCAGCTTCGTTTACAATTAGGGCAAAATCAACATTCCCAACTTCGCCGGTTTCCGAATCAACACCCATAATTGAGCTTACCTTAGCTGCGTCCAATATCGGAGGTGTTTCACCATCATATTTTACATAATCACGCATTATATCTCGTTTTTACTAAAATCCTTTTGTTGTCATTAATGACGATATATCTCCCTAGATTATCTGCTAAATAGCGAAAGACATAAGTTGGCAAAACATAATTATTTTCAACTTGAAGTATTATTCTCACATAAATTGTATCCGAAAATGGCCTGTTTGCGTATTCCCATTTGGCAATTTTTTTTAGACGCAAACGAAAAGATTCTCCCCAATCAAGAACCTGAAAATCGAAATCCTTTTTTAATAAATCGAGGAAATCCCTTCTCTTTTTCTTGTAGTCTAAAATACCTTGGGCTTTCATCAAAAACGGAATATCAAAAACCTGAGGTTCGTAATTAATATTCGAAGTATCATCATAATCTTTTCCATTCTCGTCTATCCAATCATTGAAAAATACTTCTTTCGGTGTAGGTGGTTGCTCCAAAACTGATAGAGCTCCCCTACCTAAATGCAAACCAAAAACCTCTATGATGTCATAGCTATTTATAAAAACACTAACTGTCATTACGGTTATTATTTTGCAACCTCAATATAAATCTTCCTACGATCACGCGACTTGGACGGGGAACGGAATAAGAAACCAAATTCCAGTTCACAAAAGATTTAAAACGAAGTTTAAGATCTTCCCAACCACTAACTTTGAATGTAAACTGTCCTTTTCGAGAGACTAGATCAACAAATGCAGCCTTCTTTTCTTTGTAATCGTCAAGTCCGTTAGCTTTTATGAAAAATGGAATATCATAATCCTGTGACTGATAAACTAGATTTGTTGCATCATCGTAATCTAATCCATCCTCATCTTTCCAATCATTGTAGAATTTTTCCTTTGGTGACGCAGGTTGCTGCATTGAATTTAATGCTCCTTTAGCAAGATAAATTCCATAAGTAGCTATATCCACACCATTAATTTCTACTTTAAAAGCCATTTCAATAAAAATGTAAATTATGTTAAATTCACATAACAAAAGAATAAAATAATAATATATAAAGTGTTAATTATAGTGATGTTTCGTTTGATATGTTAGGTTTATTAAACAAAAAAAGCCTCACATGAGGCTCTTTATTTATTTCTGATTATTAGTAAAAAACTAAGTTGATTTCAATCCTTTTTTAATTTCTTTCAGCTCAATAGAACCTCTAATAGTAAAGATGATTTCTTTCTTAATCTTATCGCCATTCTCCTTTTTAATGACCAACACCATCGTGACCTTGTCTGACGCTTTATTATTTTTAAATACGTTGTTGGCTTTCTTGTTACTAAACATGTACCAAATCGTACCGTAATCTTCGGTACGCTCCTTGTTAATTAATTCCAATCTAACAGAAGTATTTGGAGCAATCTTCACGTCCTGGATAGGTTTGTCTTTATTAATCATCAACGTTTTCCTGGAAATAATCGTTTCAGTCTTACCATCCACGATGAAATAACTGTCATTGTAAGAAAAAGAAACCATGTCATCAGAGTTATTTGCTACCTCTACATTCACACCAACATCACTTATTGTTCCAACTCTAAAATTTATACCATCGACACTGTCTTTAAATCCTATGGGATTTTTGTCATTGATAGTAACCTTTGTGCCATTTATTGATGCCCCGACTTGAGTTATATCTTGTCCCTGGACAGTCCCTAATCCTCCTAACAACATAAAAACGAATAATATACTTTTCATATTTATTTTTTTCTCCCAAATATATAAAAATCTAAAATCCAATTTTACGGTTTCACGTAGTGTTTATATCGCGCCAGGTATTCTTTTTTTATTTTTTTAATGTCGATTTTATGAAAAAAACACTAATATTATCTCTATTAGTTTTATCTATAATAATATTATTCGGTAAAGATTTTTTACCCCCGGCCAAAAATTTAACACTTTTTCACACCTATTAAAATGAGGTTATTTTTAGGCGATTTAAGACATTTAGCTTAATTTTTATACATTTTGCCGCAGCAGCATTTTTAATACGCCATACAAACTAAAACATGCTAATTTTGACAACAAAAAACTAATAGTAATAATCGGAAGGACAAAAATGATTGAATAATTTTTTTAAAAATTTTTAAAAAAATTTTTTTTGGTAATTCAAGTAAACTGATTATGTTTGTGAAGCTATACTGTAAAACGGGGTGCAAAAGTAAGATAATAATAATGTAATGCAAATTATTTTTTACAGTATTTTTAAACCTTTTATCCACATTCGTGTTCAATAGTTTATAGAGAATATTATTTTTAAAATGTCAGAAAATAAAACAACGAAAAAGAAGTTGAGTCTTGTTAAAGGTCCTTCCTATGATGTTCACAATGTTACTGGTGCTTCATTGGCGGCATTTGGATTTGAAAGGTCTGTTTTAAATTTTTTTATTGAACGACCAACAATCTCTGAATATGCAGAGGTAGAGATTCAAAATGAGACTGGGATTCTGATTAATGAAAAGCCTAATATAAAGGAAGGTTTTCTTGATGTTGATCGTGTTTTTGTTACTGGAATAGAAATGGATTACAAAACATTAAAATCAATATCAACATTATTGTTAAACCATATCAACGCAATAGAAAACACCAAGGTAGCTAAATAATTTAAGGGTATTTAATTTTTATAATATGTTGGATGTAACTTGTACAATATCAGATAGTGCTTATGTTAGAAACGTAACACTTACTAAAGATGATAGACATGTTGTCAATATCTCTCATGGATCTAAAGACGTGCCTAAAACATTTTTTAAATACCAGAATTCCATTACGGGTATACTTGCTATCTATAAGCGAGAATTATACAATAAAGAATATGGTGATGACTTATTAGATATTCAATTTAAGGCTGCTAAAAATAATTTACCAAAGCCGTCGGATAACGTGATATCATCTTTTATTGGTCTTAAAACCTTATTATCAGATAGAAATATAAACTTTAAAAGCTTTACACCTATAGAAGAAGGAGGAGTACTTGTGGATTTCAATTCAGGCGAAAAATATTTCTCGATGGAACTTTATAATGATGATATTACATCAATTTATATCGAAGATCGCGACAGCGGTAATCCAATAATGATGGACGATATAGATATGTTTTTAACGAACGAAATTGTTACTTCCTATCTATAATGAGTTGTGATTCCTGTACTATATTAGGCGTTCCTGAACACTTATGTGCTTTTAACAAGGAAGTTGACGTTCCATTTGAAGAAAATGAGGTTCTTTATCGAAGGGTTCCAAATAGTTTACCTTCTGAAAATGATAAATTGACTGCAGAACATTTAAAACAAATATTTCCACTTCGTAGTGATTCTTATAATAGATCGTTATTTTCTGAACCTGGTGATGTTCTTATAGATCACTTGGGAAATCATTATCCAAATGAAGTATCAATATCTCTACCAATACAAGAAATAAATTCAATAAGCTTTTCTGTTAAAGACAGTAAGTTAGGTGAGAGAGTCTTTTCACTTGTAGTAAGAGGTGATATTCTAGATTGTAATTATTCCCATTGTGAAATAGATTGCTATCAAGACGGTGTAAAAATTGATCCTAATAGTAATCCTCGATCGTCAAAGCAGTTTATGAGAAATCAGTTGAAAAATCTTATAAGATTTAATTAATCCCCAACGTAAATGGGGATTTTTTATTTATTAATACCTACCCCCTATATTCTTATTCATTGTTTGCAATTCACTGACCGCGCTGTCTAATCTTTTAACTGTCTCAGCTGTATTGAACTGGATCGCGTTAAGAGCAGCCATTTTATTTCTTGAGATCTCAAGTCCCTGAATTAGTAAATTTGTACGCTTAGCTCCATCCTCAAACATTTTTTTCGTAAGTTCAAAACTTGATCGGTTGAGGCCTGTTAGCTCGCTGGCTGTAGCTTCTGTAAGATCACGCTGAATAGAACTTTTTAAGCCGGAAGATTTAGTATCCCCTTCATATCCTATAAGGTCCATTATTGCCTGGTAGCGTTTGTTACCCGCTTCCGCTATGGCCTTGTATTCTGCTTTAAGTGCGTCAGATTCGATTTTAGTTAAATCTCCATCTTCCATGGACTTCATGACATTATCATACCAACTCTGAATATTTTGAGTCATTTTACCATCCTGTACAAGACGAATTACAGCTTTCTGCATATGCTTGTAAAAGGAATCTGATATATCCCCAAATGTAAGGTCCGCCTGGGAAAACAAGTTTTCAAACTCTCCCTTGATATCATCCATGGAGATTCCGGACAAAGCCTCTTGCAACGCATCTTTCAAGTCTTTCGCCTGCTCCTTTGCATCAATCATACTTTGCCCATACTTACGGACTTCCTCGGGTAATCGAGCCCAAATTTCAGGTTGCTTCAAAAGGAGATTTTCCCACTCTTGACTTGTCATATTCAGGAGCTGTTGCCTGCTAATAACATCTCCAAGTTCTTTGTCGTAATTATACCAATTTGAGTGTTTGAATAAACTGGCACCTTGGGAAAACCAAGCTTCTAGGCTTTTGCGATTCGCAATCAATTTTGAGTTAACAAGATCAAGGGCTTCCTTATAAGCGTCCATTGACTCTTTGTTGGACTTTACGGCAAAAAGTTCCTTCTGCTTTTCAATAAGTATGTCAAAGGTTTCGGATAGGGTATTGTAATACTCTTGTTCCTTTTTAAGCTCCTCATTTCGCTTCTTTGAACCTCGATCCAAGATTGATGTAACAGCTTGCATTACGACCAATGCAGCTTTTATAATTGCCAATATAACAGAGGCTGCCTCGGCCTTTTGCATTGCAAGGGAAACAGCGTCTGCTGTAGCCGCAATAGCACTTAAACTACCCATAGCAACTTCGCCAATGTCCCCCAAAGCCTCGCGGAGAAATTCTGCTGAGTTCACAGCATCCGCAATGAAGTCAAAGCTTTTTGCTGTTGCTTTTGACAATGTTTTCCAATGATTTCGAATGTCTTCGGCAGTCTGGCCACTCTCTTCCGATGCTCCTTTGAATATACCACTTAATGCCCGGCCTAATTCCGCGAATGGATTTTTACCTATCAAGGTATCTTGTGCCTCTCTTAATTGCCTTTTTAAATTTTCGAGATCGATAGGATCGAACTTACCTTTGAGCTTTTCGAAGTTCTTTTGAATAATAGATATAAGTTTTTCGATCTGCTTCGCTCCCATCTCATCCATGCCTGAAAATAATTTTTCCCATTCAATTGAGCTGGTTAGTTCGTCTGTCGCGAGTTTGGAAACTTTGAGATCTTTATCTTTATTCAGAACTTTTTCACGTTCAGGCGTTAATTCTCCCTTATTTCGAAGTTCGTTCATCTTTTTTTGATGATCCTTTTCAATTTCGAGAATCTTGTCATTTAGAGTTTGAGCTGCTTTTAATGATTCAGTGTACTGCGTTGTGTCGTACTCCTTCAATCGCTTACCGTTGTCTTTAATGATCTCAAAAAGCCTATCGAGACGATCTTTTTCGAATACATTAAGACCAACAGTCTTTTGCTTGGTCAATAGACCGCCATATTCTCCCGCAATCTTCTCAAAAGTGCCTCTGTATTGACCTAATTGAGCGTCGGCAACCTTATCTCCATATTCTCTCTTCAGATCCTCATACTTTACATAATTGTCGTAATCGTTTTGATAAGCATTCAGCCTTTTTTCGGTTTGCTGCTTGTATATGGTATCCTGAATTTCCCTATCACGTAAGTCGTTGACCTCCTGGATTTGTCCTGCAGTTATTTTCTTTTTATTTTTCGGATTGCGATTGAATTTTGCTATTTCATCTTGCAACACCTTGTATCTCGCCTTTATGCCTGCGATCTCTTGTTGATCACGAGAAAGTTGGGAAGTGCTGTATTCCGCTTTAGTTTTTTCAATATCCTTTAAAATAGCCAAATAACGCTCTTGCGCATTATAGACTTGCGTAGCTTGACGAGCGCTAGTATTCTTTTCTTTACCTTGAGCTTTGGCCAATTCATCTTCAAGCTTTTTTATTTGCGCCAAATTAGCCTTGTATTCCGGGCTGTACACACTTAATGGAGCGTTAGCTTCTTTTAGCTTTTTGATTTCCTCATTAAACCAGTTTTCGGACCTTACACCTGCATTTGGGTCTCTTTTATTAGCATCTTCAATCCCTTTAATTTTTCCTAAAATATCTGTTAGCTCATTGTTGAAACGAACTAGATTCCAACTATTTAGATTTGACGCTATTGTAAGAGTTTTATCCTGGATGATGCCGAATATTGCGTTTTGATCATTGATCTGAGGATTGACTTTAAGTATTGCATCCCTTTGCTTTTCTATCTCCGATTTCTGAGCTTGAAGAAATTGCAACTTCTGATCGTCGTTCATTAACGAATAAGCGTATTCCTGTTGTTGCTTACGAAGTTCTTCACCTAACAATCCAGCCTCAATTTTTGCAGCTTCAAGCTCTTTGTACAGTTTCGAATATGCCGCGCCGGAACCTCCGCTACTATCGTTACGCATTGCAACTTTAAGGCCTACTAACTCTTTAGTCATGGCAGCTACTTTGTTCTTCGCTTCATCGTAACGATTTGAAAGAACAGAAAGGCTGGACTTATCATTTTCGTTGTTAAGCTCCTTTTGGAGCTTGGTCGATTCCTCTTTCAAAAAAGCTTCTTTGGACATATTAGCCAGCAAATTTGGATACAGTCGCTGCAGCTCCTCGTAAGCTTTATTCGTTTGAAATTCAGTGGCAGTTTTGTCTCGCACAATATTGGTTAATTCCGTCGCTTTTGTCTTCATAGCCTCCATTGACTCAATAGCCTTACGATTTCCTTCTGTGAAGTTTTGCTGTGCTTGTTGGGAAGCTGTCAAACTCTTTTCGAGCGAATACATTGTCACAATGAGACCTGCAACTACAGCCCCGACGGCAATATAAGGATTGGCCAACATCGTAGCGTTAAGAAGACGTTGAGCTTTCTCCGCAATGATTAGGGCGGTATAGTGTAATACCTCTACAGCGGTTAAGCTAGCAACACTGGTACCAAGTGCAAGGGCGGCAACACGTCTGGCAGTGGTTATGAGGGTCAAAGAGCTTTCCCACGCTGCAGTGGCAATAAGAGCCGCTTTGTAAACGCCGTAAGTTGTGACAAGGCCAAGCATGATGGAAAGTACCTTATCGTAGTTTTCAACTAGTGTGGATAGTCCCGAGATTGCCAAACCAATAACTCCCTCAGAATCCTTACCCATAGAGTTCAACATTTGATCGAACGCATCGCCAAGTCGTTCAAGGTTCCCTTGAATTGTATGCGATTGCGCCTCCATCAATCCGCCGAACATAGAGCCTTGAGACGTCATATTCTTAAAGGCTAATTCAACCTCTTTAAATCCAACTTTACCAGCAGTAACAAGGGCATTCACTTGATCTTTACTAACACCAAGGACTTTGGCAAGCTCCTGGTAAATTGGAATACCACGACCGGCAAATTGGCGGATATCCATCATATAGGCCCTGCCCTGCGTTCGCAAAGTTCCATAGAGATAGACAAGCTCCCCGATAGGTTGAGATACACCGGAAGCAACGTCTCCAAGCATCCGCAATTCATTCTTTACATTTCCAGCCTCAGAACCATAAGCAAGTAGTTGCTTTGTGGCGTCCGCGGTCTCCTTCATACCGAAAGGTGTTGTGCCTGCAAATTGAATTAGGTCTTGTGTCAGCTTGTCAGCCTTCTCCTTGCTACCAAGCATAGTAGTGAAGGCGATTTCGAGTTGTTGAAACTCAGAGCGAACGGAAATCATCTTCGAGATGAAGTTTTCCATCATATTTACAGAGAGAAATGCCGTTGCTGTTCTCGCTAAACGATCAAATACAGCCTCCATATCCCTCCCCCGATTATTTACATTACGAGAAAGGTCATTTACTCTTTGTTCGATACGGCGAATCGTCGCCATGAACTCCGTATCTCTTATGTATGCGTCCCAATCTAATCTCATTCGCTATAATGTAAAAAATGTGAAAATCACATTATCTGTTTCAAAAATTCGTCTTCTTCCTCTTGTGATTCCACCTCATTATTTTCTTCCGTAGATGGAATAGCAAGTAATTCCATTATCATATTATCCCAGCTAAGTTGCCATAGGACGTAATCTCTTTTCTCGCGGTAATATTTTCGATAATCGTGTATTCGGTACCATGGGCTATTATCCCCCAGGTTTACAGGCTCGTCAATTGGTTCTCCGTTTTCATCAACTTTGCCGTTCCGGAGATTACGACGATAGAGCTCAAAAAATTTTCTACATCAACAGAACTTACTGCCTGTTCAAGTATGTATGTAAATAACTTGTCATCAATCCATTTTACAGCGTCCAATAGCTGTTTTGACGGCTCATTCCTATCATTTTGCAAAGCCACAGCAACTACGTAATTCATTGTCTCTTGATGTTCGACAGTGAGTTGGAAAACACGCTTGTAAATGTATGTTTGGTCCCGCTCGAACTCAGGAAAATCAAATAGTTTCGCTGCAATACGTTCACGGTTACCAACACGGATCTTTCGAAGATTGAATTTTAGCTCCTTTTTCTTTAAACCTACTTTTTGAAGGAGCTTATCAAACCAATTTTTGGGCAAAAGAGGAATGATTATTTCCTCGCTCGCATCAATAAGTGTTTTGATTGCCTTTTTTTTGATGTCTTTTTCTTCCATTTAAAAGAGAAAATAAAACGGCTAGACATGCTAGCCGTTATTATTATGCTGCAGCATCGATCTTCGTGATTGTTGCTACTCCTGCCTTTGCTGGCTTCAATGGCGTCCCGGTAATGATTACTTTACCGAATTGCGCCTTCATAAAATCAAACTGTGGTTTAATACGAACTTTCATGCGAGGGATTTCAAATTTAGCTCCATTACGGGTTTCAATTTGAACGGATAATTCCACAGCCTCTGGGACATCCATTTCGATACTGTCCCCTGCGCCGGAAGCACCAGCGGTAAATTCACCACCACCTAACTCACTGAGCGCTTTTGCAGATACATTATACGATTCCAATTGAAAAACCCATTTTGCAGGGGCTGTGTCAACCTCATCAAACGCCTCATCATATTCTTCCACCTCCAAGGTTTCAGTCGTTCCTTCGTTAAGAATGAGGGATGCTGATCCCTTCACAGTATCGCCAAGGATTTCAGTGAGGGCAGTGCCCATACCTCCATCAGCGGCTATTGCGCCCATCAAAACGATTTTAAGGCCCAAAATATTCTTTTTTCTAGCCATCTTATTTCTTATTTAATTGTTGTAAACTCAATTTTAAAACTCGCATAGTGCATATCCCCGTCCTCTTCTATAGTATCAGACTCGATCTCGAAGCAGACATCTTGGTTGATCCACAATTCCCCATTATCACCCTCGAGGACTTTCTGTGCGAGTTTTGAAAGATATTTCAGCCTAGCAGTGTCTCTCATATTCTTGCCGGAGCCAATGTCAGGAACTCTTAAAGGATCAAGGTTTTTAACGTATAGGTTCAAATAGATAAATCCGCTTTGAACTGGACTACGATTTAGTCCCAATGTATTGATAACGACATCTTCAAGTTTTGAATTTTCTTTTCGGTCGCCTTTACATAGTTCTCCTGTAGGTTTCTTAGGATCAGAGAATAACTCCGAACCTTTTAAGTACAGATAGAGAATATCAACAGCTTCGCTACTTGTAATCATTTTTCAATCTATCTATTGCTGTTCTCAGCATTTCTTCCACTATGAGAGATGACCCGGAGATCACATCTTTCCCCTTGCTTTCGACCTTAGTCGCATAATCCATACCTGCCACCGCTAACAAAGCATACCCTTCGGAGAACTGTGATTTCATTTCGCTTATCAGTCTTTTGGCTTGGTTCTTCCCTTCGGCGGTTCCATTACTAGCATAATCGCTTGCCATGATTTTACCGCGATAGATGACCGCGAAAGCAATTGAACTTCTTAGATTGCCAGTAACATCATTGAACCCACCTTCGCTGGCGCGCTTTCCCCTTGCCAACCTAACAAACTTTTTGCCCGCCTTACTAAGCACCTTCACCACCGCACGATGAAACTTCATTTTCTCAATTTCGAGGTATTCTCGGACTTGCTTAGGTGTAAATCTTGCTCTCACGTTAAATCCAGACTCTACAATGTGTTTGATATTCGAAAGGCATAATCACTGATCCCGTTAAGATAACCTTGTCACCTTTCAAAATCTCAACCTCCACTCCCTTTCTCAAACTGTCAGGCATCTTATCAAGGAAGATCTCATAACTATAGACGAAATCCTGACCTTCATTATTCGGAACCGTTCGACCAGCTGTGTTGACATCGGCCCTGCAGCTTATTGTGATGGGCGTCTCCGTTACCTCTCCTTCAATCCAATCTCCATTTTCATCACGACCACCACCGACAACTGTTACTTCTTTGTACCGAATGAAATGAGCCCTTTTCCTTACCATTTTCTGATTCGCTTAATAGTTGGAGTCAATTCGGCCAAAGCTGCCTTATCCGAATACTTACGCGCTAAAAAAAGAAGCCTTTGTTTTATCCCCTCTACGTTTCGACCCTCAGACCATGCACCTTCGCTTTGCGAGGAGACAGGCAAAAGGGATTGAAGACACGGGATTGCACACTTTTCAAGCTCAGCAAGATCGCCCGTATATTCGTCGTCACCGTTTATCTTAGAGGCCAATAAGTACAGCTGGGCGGTGCTTTCATCTACCGACCCAACTTGCACTACATTCAAAAAGGCTTCTTTTTTTGTCATTGTTATACCGTTTCAGTTTGGAGAATCACCACGTTTTTAACTTGCGAGTGCCCAGGAATACCGATAAACTCAGCAGCTGTGTACTCTGTCATCGGACGACGTTGGAACCATTGCATAATCTGAACTCCCATGATACTGCCGTATTGGTAAACTGAAGGCTGTCCCATCAGAACTTCGTTATTGAAAGCACTATGAACCAAACCAAGATTACCAGCAGGAATAAATACCGCGTTGTCCACCGCCCAAGAGTTGACCAATGATTTAACGCCGTCTTTAGCGACCGGAGTAACTGCCTCCACAATCTCGAAGTATGGCAAACGCAATTGGCGCATCATTTTATTTACTGATTCCTCGGTAGTCAAAAAGTCCACGCTTACATCGTTTGCAAGCTTCATGATCTGCTTCAAACCGGCTTTGATCTCGTCGTTATCGAGAATGCGATCAAACAAAGTGTCGTGTACCAAGATCTTTTCGAGGAACTTACCTTTATCCCGGAACTCCTTGTTAGTTTTTTTGATTTCGGTCAAAATCTTTGATGTTGGATCACTCCATTTCTTAGCAACCTTGCGGATATTTGCCGCCGGAATACCAAGGTTCAAAGTCCACTTTACACCATTTGGGTTGTTGTTGGTATCAAGGATGATCGTACCCGTGGACACCGCCTGCAATGCCATTCCGTTGATACGACGTAAAACCGAGCTCGCAACCTTCTCCGCTTTCTCGTAGATCTTATCTAGGATAGCATTGAAAGTGGTTTGATCATTGACGTTTACCAACGCTTGCAACTGGATCAAATCACGATACTCTTTTGCCGTCATATCGATAGCAATAGCGATCGTAGGCATTTCCCCCTGTAGTTTACCAAGGGCATCTTTCCCCATCAAAGGGATTTCGGAGCCATCATGGATTACTGCAGCCATTTCCTCGATTGTTTCGTCACTGAAAATAGTGGCGAAGTCCAATGATACTTGCTTTGGCGCAAAAGCAAAGTATTTAGTAAACCATAATGGCGTTTTCAACTCCGCTTTCACTCGCTCGAGGATCACATCTAAGGGCACTTGCAATTGTGCCAGGAACCCATCTAATTTTTCTTGTTCTGCCATTTTCTATTAATAAGATTGTGAGCGGATAACACGAGGCATTTTAGCTCCTAGGACAGGGCCAATACCGGTGGTACGGCGTTCGTAAACTGTGCCCGACTGTACTAGAGTTACTTCGTTATCTCCGTCGTGTACTTTGAATTCTAAGTAGTTTAATGCAACAAATTCGTTGGTTGCATCTTCCACGATCACATCGCCCACCTTTTGAGCGGTACCGATAGAAGCATCAACATTAACCAAATCGAAATTGGCATCCGTCTTATCGACAGAGGCAATTGTTTTACCTCCGAACTTTCCGCCGACCGCGAATAAACTACCTTTAGCAACTTTATAAGCCGTTGCCGAGGCTGTGGCATTCTCAACCACTCGAGCCGTTTTAACGACTTTAGCTGATCGATTAGCCTCATCAAATTGGATGACTGTAGCACGCCCGATAATGTCTCCAACGGAAACATTTGATTTGTCCAAGGTAAAACCACCTTGTACGGAGCGAGTAGCGTCATCAATTTGGAAAACAGGGATGCTTCCCCCGTAAACAGTTGACGTAATTGATTTCATTTCTAACTTTCTTTTGCGGTTTCTTTCGTCCCCTTCCAACCATCAATTTTCGATTGAACTTCTTTGGAAACTTTATCAGATGAAGCGGAACCAGCAGGTCTACCAGTAGAATTGTTATTAGCCTCCTGAACTGAAATAGTCTTGTTGAACTCGACTAAATCATTCAAGCTGTCTTCAAACTCATCTTCTGATTTTGGGAGCCATTTATCACGAAGTTTATCATTTTTGATACCCTTGTCGGATACGGCTTTAGCCCATTTTTGAGCTAATGTTTCTTCATTCTTTTGGGTTTCAAGATTAGTCACTTTGGTGATTAATGCTTGTGCCCACGAAGGAACTTTCTCTTCATCGGTTTTTTCCGTTTTATCTGGTTGCGTTGAGTCGCCCCCTTTTTCTGCTTTGGCTTTTGCTACGGCCGTATTAACTCGATTGTCAATATCTCCCTGAAAAGCTTTCAGCAAATTTTCGACCCCACCAATGGCGGTTTCAATTTGATCTTCCTCCGTTACAGTTGCAGCCAAATAATCAGCCACCCCCGAAAAGGCTTTTTCCCCAAACCCTAGGTTTTTATACTTAGTTTTTAAGGCTGACAATATCTTTTCTTTCATATGAAAATTATGTGATTATAACATATTTACATACAAAAGAATGGTTTATAGGAGTGTATTATAAGTGATTTTAAGTTTTATTCATTGATAAATGGGAGTTATCAAATAGATGTGCAAATCGACATATTCTTTATACCATCGTAATACTTTATGACGCCATCGTTAAGAGATTTAAAACCAAACTCCATCAATTCAATTTTATTATGAAAACTGATTGCGCTTTCATTATTAATAGCTCCGATTGTTATATGCGGCAAATATTTAGGATATTCAACAACACATTAAAACTCATTTCTGATGATTTCATTAAGCTTAAATAGATTACCATTCAAATCAATAATGTCTATCTTTAATACCTGGGGGGTGTTGTGAAAGGTAGTGATTTGTTTTGCATTCAAGTTAAGAGGATTTTTTTCCAAGAATTTATTAGTATTATTATGGAGCTTTTCAATGTTTAATTTTGAATTATCAAATCCATATAGGATAGTAATGTGCGGTCTGAAATTAAAATCTATTTCGAGGGAGGGATCAAATAGTTGGGATATAGCTTTTCTCCATTTGATTTTATCTAAAAATGGAAAGTACATTAAGCTGCCGTATTTAATATTTGCCATAGGTCAAACTTAATAAAAAGTGATCACAATAAAAAAATCCCGTTATTGCGACGGGACTAATAGATTTTTTTGCAAAGTAAAAATTAACTTTCTATGAACTCGACTAGTTCCTCATTTTCAATCCCCCAGGCTTCTTTTAAAATCTTTAATAGATAATCTTTATATGCACTTCCAGCAAAGTTTACCGCCCTATCAAATTCTTCTTTATTTACTGTTACCTCCAATGTACCTTTGTGATCATTCATGCTTTCTATAAGCTTCAAGTCATAAGGTGATAACCTTGCAGCTAAAAATGCTCGTACAGGGATAAGACGATCACTGTTGCCCCTGCTTGAATTTAATTCAATGTGTTCAAATCTTTCCATAAAATATTTGTTTACCAACAAACTTAAGGAAAAAGTTTGGTGAAACAAAAATTCTTAAATTATCCTATTTAGTATTAATAAACTCATTTTACTTACACAAAATAATATCATAATATATGAAATGATAAAAATTCATAATAAGCACACTAATAAAATTATAAAATAATTTTCATTATATTTGTATTATATAAATATTTTTTGTATGCAATTTCTTAAATTCAAAACAGTAGGAAACTCATTGCCTACGAAAGTGTACAATACACAATCTGTAAAGTCACTTGAGCAACTAAAAAACTATTCAATCATCAGAATCGATGATGACCAGTATTTCAAAGTCAATGAATCTGTTGAAGAATTAATAGAGTTATTTAATAGCGAATCTTTAGTTCTAGAATTATCACAATACATTGAAAAAACTGAAATTGATTTGGAATTTATATAGGCAAAAAAATCCCCCAAACATCACACGATGCTGGGGGATTTCCTAAACGACCGCCTAAGAGCCGAATACATTATCCTATTTTCTAATGTAATATCACTTTCAAATCCATTGCGCCAAATATTGCCACCATTGGGGTTATATGGGTTGTGCACAACTGTACATTTACCTTTTGGACAAACTTCGATAAGGCCCCAATTTTCGGGCATCTCCTCTGCTTTCACCAATTCCTCAGGACAACAGTAAAAACGGTACTTACCCAATGCTTTACCTGTCCGGTGTGGCTTCTTGAAATCTCGGAGGAAATCACCCCTGGAGATCTTCACTTCAATAACAATACTTTCACCTGATCGGAATCCAATAACATCCGGAATCTCACTTGTAATGGATTTCATTTCCTTGTATGCCACAGGGAAACGTTTCAACGCCCATTTGTAGGCTATTTCTGTGAGCATGGTGTGGGTTAGTTGCATGGGGTTAAGCAGTTTCAACAACCAAATCGTGACCACTATCAAATCGTGCTTTCAATTTAACGTTACACTTTTCGCATTCAAATGTATGATTACCCTGCCTAACCTCGGAAAAATCAAACGAATAATCGGCACCTACATTGCCACAACTTGGACAGGTGTACTCCATATACTCTAATGAGCAGTTAGGATCGCCGCAATGTTCGATAATATGTGCAATATTCTTAATCATGGCTTAATTTCTGATTTACCATATTTCCAAACCTCAAAATCCTTGATGAAATTCATCGGCATTTCTGTCACTGTGAATACTGGCATTCCCCAACTACCTTCCTTCTTCATTTTCTTTTTCAGCTTTCTTGGTACTTTTATCAAATTTCCCCTTGTCTGCTCTGGTGGATCTAGGCATATCATTTTGCCTGGTGTACCTAAATCAACTGATGTCATCATATTTCCCATAATTTGAATACAATTTACTCCCCAATATAAAACTCAGGATAATCCCCGAGATCAATCCTTTCGTTATCAATATATGTGAACCACTTTAAGTTGTCGAAAGTGAATATCTCCTGAATGTGATGATCTAATACCAACCCATTTTCGTAAGGAACCAAAACTTTGTAGATACTATGCCGAGCCTTTTCCTTAATTAAAGCCACTTGGCATGCAGAGATTATTTCCCGTGTTGTTATCATATCATAGAATTAAACCTCCCAAACCTTCTCCTGGACCACACTTGCCCCATACTTCAAAAGCATTTCTTCCATCTTATCCAAGGAGATTGAACGCCCCTCTTTAAGATAGGTTTTCCAGTTTGCTACCGTAGATCGATCCACGCCCAGCTTCTTGTAAACGCCTCGCTCCGATAACATCTGGACAAATGCCTCTTTAGTTCCTTTTACTTCCATAAAATAAAACTAGCAATTCCTCCCAAGACAACAAAGGAAATCGCTAACAAATCATACCACTCCAAGGTGAGCTCGAATTCAAACTCCTCCCCAGCTTTCAATCGTCTAAACATCTCAAACAATTTTTTCATATCTTTGTAATAACGTTATCAAACCAAGGTTGGGGAAACCTAGTTCCCCCAAGGCTTTTTTAGAAGATTATCCACTTAAGGACTCTCTTCACCGCTCTGCTTGAAATCGTCACTTTCAAGCTAAAGCCCTTGATTTTGATTAACAATTTAACCATACACAAAGATACAAAATGTTTTGATATTTCAAAGCTTTTTGTATCTTTATTTTAATCTTTATTGTTCTTTAGAATGGGCTTTTGAATCGAGTCTAATCTTGACTTCAAATCTCTTATTTCCAATTCAGTTTTATCCTTTTCCATTTCAAATGTTCGCCATTGGATGAATAGACTCCCAATCGTCCCTACAGCGAGAATTGCGGTGATAATAAATTGTATCGTGTTTAATTTAAAACTCTGGTTTGTCTGTTGGAGTATTTTGAGTTCCAGTTGTTCCTTCGCTTCTATATCTTTAAAAAAATTTTCTATACCATCAAACAAAACCACTTGCCGGCCTTTTGCAGTAAGGAAAAATTGCCTTTCTGTTAAAACTACGTGCGAATCACTTTCAAGTAACCCATAATTCTTCATGTCCAACAAAATGCTTGAAATAGGTATTCCCTGGCTTTTTCCAGCGATCCTCCTGGAAAGTGAAATGGGTGTTTGGTAAATTCCTAAATCATTTGTTTTGTCAATAAAAGAATCTAAGACTATTTTAATCTTTTCAATATATGATCTTTCCATAAATGAATATCTGATCTCCCAATATACAGATATCCCCCAAGCATCACACGATGATGGAGGATTACAAAGGCGATGAGCAGCCTATTTCCCTAAAAACCTAAGCATCTTACCAAGAAACTAGCCAGTCAAATAAGCCTGCGTTCCATCACGACTATTAATTAATCTTCTAAATCTAAAGACGTCTGGCCGAAAATATCATTAAACTTTTTGTCAAAATCTTTCCAATTTTTTGACAACTTCATAATTGTTATGACAGAAACAATTTGGTTGTTTAAATTAGGGTGACCAACGTCAGGGGTTAATCTTCTGTGAAGATGTTCTGATAATCTACCTTTATCATCTTTTGGTGTTTGCTTCTTAAGTTCTTCCAACACGCCATTAGGAAGCTGTTTATAAATATACTTGTTAGTCCAAGTTCCAACCACCCCAGGCCTACTTTTTAAATTATCAACAGTATACTCCCATCCATTCAATCTAAATATTTGCCTATAGAACTCGTGCGGGAACCTTTGTTGCCACGGAAGAAGCTCTTCAGAGATATACTGTTTGAGTATTACCTGTAGTGCATCTCTTTCTCGCTCATACTGATATCCGGTAGCCTCATCAACTAAAGCAGCTATACCCACTTTAGCTAATGAACGCACAAGGATTTCAGCCTTATTTGCAGTATCGAATTGCGCCTTAGTTAGAGCTCCTGCTGATCTAGCTTGAAGATATAAATCAGCCACTAAAGGTAAAATGCTAGCATCATACCCTTCATTTACTTTCCCATCCTTACCTATAAACTCAACTTTATTGATCACAGATATTAAATCTTCATTTACAAAGGGTTGCAGACCTTTTGCGTCCATAAAAGTTGGTATTTGATCAATACGTGTTGTTCCCCTAACTGGCCTATCTAATGCCTTAAAGACACCTGTTTGAGTTATTATTCTTTTTCCATCTTCCAGCACTGCAACATCTACTACTACATTTCCAATCGTTAGTTGTCCTTCGTGCGTGGATTTAAGTTTATTCTTTGCCATAAATATTGGTTTTAGCAAATATACGAAAAAGCCCGATCACTTGGGAGGTGTCGGGCTTAGTAACCAATTATAAACCTAAATTATGAAAAGTGCTAAACAAGGCCGGAACTTCCCCGGCTGTCAATGTTAGTTTCCAGCTTCACTAAAGTCAACATAGTAAGATTTACCCGGTTGCAGGAATTCCAACGCATCAGGATTTGTAACCATCATTTCAATTGATCCGCTTGGTGTCGCTTGACTGAACTGGTTGTCCTCACTATTTCTGTCATGAGAATAAACCGCTGATAGTTTTACCCTTTTTGCTCCGTAACCATAATCAGTTACTTCATCGACTTTAAATTTTGCCCTTACTGTTTTAGACATAACATTTTTATTATTTGACTTCACCGTCGTGCGCCACGGCTGGACTCGAACCAACGACCCGAACATTATGAGTGTCCTGCTCCACCACTGAGCTACGGGCGCTTTTTAGATGGTCTTTCCGACCACCTATTTGTTTTTGAGGTATCGCCACAGTTCTCTATAGACAACAATACCAACTGGAACCACAACAACCAATGCCATTATCAAAAGAATTGTAGCTTTCATTATTTCCTCGCTTCTATGATGGGCAAACCTGCCTCCGTCGGTATGTAAATCTTTTCACCTTTGGAACCCCGTATCGCATCAATTTGCAAGTATCGGAGATATTCATTATTTCCTCGAAGCGATTCCCCAATGATCTTGTTTGCTTCAGCTACTCCTTTTGCTCGCTCAATCTCTGCCTGAGCTTCTGCCTTTGCAATTTTCACTTTAGCTTCCGCCTGAAGTGTTGCGCTTTCATTTTCAGCTTTTGCCTGTTCGATTAAAGCTTTCTTGGAGTTTTCAGATTCGACCAATGTGGCCTTTCCTTTGTTTTCCGCGTCTTTTAAAGCCTGTTCACGACTGAAATCATAGCAAGAAGTGAACGATAGCATAAGCGCGCATAGCGCGAATAGATAACCTAATTTTCTCATTTTAAAGAACAAATTTAATTGTGAGTGGAGGCGACAGGATTCGAACCTGTAATGGTTGTAATTTTATTACTGAGGTCGCTTGTCTATATTACACGCCACAACCTAGGTGCATGCCTGCACTGCGTCTACCCTTCCGCCACACCTCCAATTTTAAAGCAAGGGCAGGATTGGTTGCCTGCAAAGATGTTGTGCTTCTCATTTTTTACTTTTATCTTCGGAATTACACCGATCGCTGTTGCTAGTTTTTTTACATTCAGATCTCTTTTTCGCCTGACTACCCCAACTGGCATTTCCTACAGTCCTCAGCTTAGAGAATCATCCTACTGCTTAATAGCGTCTAATTCCGCCACACTGCTTTATGTTTTTAACATGCTCGAAGGTGTTTCAACCATAACCAATATTTTGGGACGAATCCCTCTAAAGGATTACTATTTTGCAGCATGTATATTTTCAAAGAACTAAAAAGGCGGGAGTTTCACCCAAACAGCATATCGCTAACCGGCACGCTTATACTGCCCACTTATTTGCCTTAATAACCTTGCCTCTAGGCTTACGGCACAACCGACGGGTTTCTGCGGTCTATACGGGATTCGAACCCGTGATCTCTCGGCTGACAACCGAGCACTTTAACCAACTGAGCCAATAGACCGTTTGCTCGTCTTTCCGAGCCGTCATTTTAAGACCTTTGTTTCATGTGGTATCCCGACCCGTTGCAAAATCTCTTTACACACCATACGGCCTATATTTTAGCCTTTCGGCTTCCCAACCGACTACGTGTCGTTTGCTTCTCGCTATTGGGGTTTTATATTACAACCAAAGCCTTTTTGCTAACTCAACTTTTTTAGTGAGTTCATTTACATCCTTTTTGGCATATGTTAAACTAAATGAATGTGAACGTTCGATAGTTCCATTTTTCAGCCCTTCATGACGATCTTTAGCTTCTTCAAGCTTGTATTCATAATACTCTAAGCTTTCAGGCATTGACAAATTAATATCGTTTGCTCTATTAGCCCAGTATTCCGATCTTGATTGATGGTCGCCTGCTTTTTCTTGCTGAGCAATACAATTCCTCATTCTACTATGATTACGCTCAATTAATGCCCTGTGTCTTTTTTCACTGTGGTGACCTATTTTAATTGGCTCGGCTAAAACAAGAAAGTCTTTCCCCTCTTGAGAAGCTTCATAATATGCATCGCTTTTTTTACTAGCAGAAGATGACCAGCTTGCATACTTTTCAGATTTTGCCTTAGCCCTCTCTTGCATATTGAAACCATCGGCGCGAATAACTGAATAATAGTAAAAACCTTCTTTAACATAAATCAGATTAAATACTATACTTTCATTTTCTTTTCCATACTTGGTTGCAACATTTATTACATCGCCTTTTTTGTGCTGCTCTGCACATTTGGCTAGAAATACATTCGGTATGTACTTACTGTATGTGTTCATAACTTCTAATTGTGTTTATTATTTTCCTCTTATTTGTTACACAAAGTTAAACACTGTTAACCTTATTTCAAAATATAAATCAAACTTTTTTTAAACTTTTTATTTTGATGATATAAAAAAGACCGCCCAAATAATTTCAGACGGCCTAAACACAAAAAATAACACATATCGTATTGGAACTCTAAAATATGTAAATTATGTTATATTCACATTATTTTGTTTAATATTTTTCTCTTTTGTTTCCAGATCACTTAAAACCTCCTTTAATTCTTCCTCAGCATTCCTTACTAATGTTGACATTTCGATCATGGTCTTCCTGGAGATCATCCCAGCATTAAAAGCATTTATCAACATAGTGTTATACTCAACTTCATTAACAGGCATGAAGCTTTTGAAAATCGGCTTAAGTTCAAGAACTACGTTCACAAACTCCATCGGTGATAGAGACATTACGATCTTCTTGATCAGATTTAAACGTCTCTGAATACACTTGCCAAAATACTCCTGCTTTTTGCTTGCTTTGATCTGAGCATCCATGAAAAGGAGCTTAAGCGCTATGCCGGATAGATTACCAAGTAAAGTTTTCATTGTACCAAAGGAGATGTCAGGCGTGTGCGTGTTCGCGAAGATCTCTTGATCCAACATTTCAAATTCCATCTTGGTAGACTCCGGAGCACTATCCCAAGTAAGATAGTTGATCTTACCACCATTCCTCACCTGGAACTGTTTGCCCACCTCACCTTTTGAAGGAAGGTTTTCGACTTCTCCCTCAGCGACAAGGGCAGGGTCAGCAAAATAATCGTTGGTATCAGCAAAGTCCGAGAATCGTGTCTCCTTTCTTTCGATCAATGGTTGGACATTGGCCCACTCTGGTCGATCTTGGGAATAGTAGACGACAGGAATAGCACCGTATGGGTTCTTTTGCTGTGTCGTTTTCCATTCGTTGCCCTCCATCACGCCTTTGATAATGACATCTTTAGTGTAGTAGTCGAAATGCTCAACCTCTTTGTGATCGACCTTAACCTTATATCCGCGACCAAACGCGACCAAATCTTGATATTCGTCGAATATGGGATAGAGTTTGTCTCCCTTGCTTTCAGCAAGTATCATCACACCGATTTTCTTTGTTGAAGCTTCCAGTATTGTACCTTTCCAATATTCGGTATCGATGTAATCGTACCAAAGCTCAGCGCAATGCGTCTCAGACATCATTAGCTCGGCTATGTTCTTCGATTCATAGTCAAGCTTATTGTCGTCCCATACTTTGCGGCAAGAGCGCTCTAAATCCTTTCCTTTCCCCTCTGCATTGGATTCAATATTGATTCTTTCGCCGACGAGAAAAGTAGCAGCAACGAGAACGATCCTTTGTTGGACCGGAAGAGGGAGACGGTTGACTAATGCGAGCGAATAATCTGTTGAGGTTTGTACACCATTGCGTGCAGCCATTTCAGCTTCCTCGTAATTTATAGCATTGACAAACTGTTCGCCATCTTCTGAGAGGATCTTATCGGGCCTAAAGCGCCTGTCTGTTACTTTATGTTGAAGAGGATCATATTCTTTTAGAATCTCCTCAATTTTATACTTCTTCTTATTGTATTCGACGATGCGCTCGTTCTTTTCAAAGTACTGCTTTGCCTCTTTGAAGTTGTCCTTTTTATTTAGCTCTTCTATTGTCATTATGCCGATCTCCTTATATTTCTTCGTCCGCCACGCCGTAAACTTGACATTGCTTTTGCTGTTTTTTCTCGTACTTCTGGTGTCATTTCTTGGCCCCATTCTGCCAAACCTATGTATCTGATCTCATCAATATGGTGGTCATTACCGGCGACAGGCTGATTAAGCCAAACACCGTTTTTATCCTGTGCCCAGGTGTACATTTTGAGTTCTTTGATAGTGTTTATGCTCCTTTCGGTGACATATAGCTTTTGTCGTTTCAGAATGTCTATACCGACAACGATACTACCCTGGAACTTCTGTGTTGGATGGAGATTCACCCCCATCAAATTAATTTCATCGATACTCTTTGGCTCCGCACTGTCCGCATAGCCTTTTACACGGCCGAGACCATTCAATTTGATTATTGTCGCGATCTCGGGATTGATCGTATTTGTTTGGTGACAGATTTCATTGATGAATCGAATATTACCATTACCCTCTCCCCAGTATGCTTCATCAATTGCCGTCGGGTCGTTGGTATATCCGAAATCCAAACCGAAGCGGTGATTCTTTTTGGCCCAATCTGGAATTTCTTTGATCATCTCCCAGTGTTTGCCTTGCTCAAATACAATTCCTTCTAAGCTTGCACGCTGGCCAAGTCCATAAATCTTCCACTTTCTTTCGTCCGCGGTACCGGCTATGAAATTTTCCTCGGTCGGTTCATACGACAAGATCTGTGCTTTGGCATTCGGAGAGATAAACTGATTCTTACGGAAAGTACTATGGCTGTACCATGTAGTCGGCCGTTTCAAAATACGGTCATAGATCCAGTGCTCAGTCTCCGATGGGTTATAATCAATAATTGCGAAGCCTTTACAGCGCTGCATCAATTGGGCGTAGTCGTCATATCCTGCTTCGATCCCCTCATTAATCCAAAATATGTCCGATTCAAAACCGTGCACCTTTTGCGGATCATCTAGGCCCATAAACCAAAATTCTGTATCAAAGAGCGTATAAATCTTACTGGTCTTATTGTGATCCCTTTTGTTATAAAGACCGTAAGCTGATAAGACATTTATAAAGTCATGGAGCACAGTTGCCGTTAACCATGTACCTTTCAAACGACAGATAGCAACACGTCTTCGGGTTCCCCTGTTAAGTGTTGCGTATTTGATAAGAAATTGGATAATGCTGTACGTTTTGGAGCTCCGGGAACTTCCCTCCATAACGAAGACATTATATTTTCTTTGGTTGTACGCTGCTACCAGTTCATCATGAACCTGTGTCGTTACTGCTATCGGCATTTATATCCTCTCCAATCTGCGCCTTTATCAATCCTTGTAACTGATCTTCCGACAATTCACTTGCGGACACAAACACTAAAGGGTTAGCATTGATCTCTTTTCCATCGGATGTAATATCCAGGCGCTTGCTGTCATTAATTGTTTTTCTCCAATCCTCATCATGGTTGTAAAGCCATCTTTCAAGCCCAGCTCTATCCGGAGGTAATTCTTCAATCGTTTCGTACACGACAAGACCATCAGGATCTATGTAAGAATCTTCTTCAAATTTGGAAGGGAGCTTACGGGTAACCGTTTTTTTCTTTAGAAGTCCCATGGAGAGAGCAAGGTATTTTTGACGGGCCGTCGCATTGACTTTTGCCCTCGCGCGCTTGAGTGGTTCAGATATACAGTCATTGTTATTCTTCAACTCACTAAAGTAATTCGGATTCAATTCAAGCTCGAGCGCTATCTCTTTATCGGTATACCCCCTCCGCGCAAGTTCCTCTATACGTTCTTTGAACTGATCGCTTTCGTAATCATACTTTGGCTTTGCCATACTTATTTCCTTCCTTTTAACGCCTTTGAAAACCTATTGATGCTTTCGACCATTTCGGGTACCGATTTCAATGACGCTTCCCTTGCCTCTGCGATTATCTTACTTACCCTATCAGACTTTTCCTTCGGTACTTTTAGAACAGTATCATAGTAATACCTACAACATTCTTTTGAACAGAAAGCCAATGGTGTGTTCTCCCCTGTGTATAGAAAAGCGTTCTTGTAAAGCCATCCTATTCCGTTAAGATGAGCACCAGTAGCGCCGGAACTTCCTTTCCATTCTAGCCCTGATTCTTTCTTACAGTAATCACAGATTGGCGATTTATCATTTTCCATAGTACTTCCTAAACATTAAATCCAAATGCTAGTAACAGGCAACTCAAAACCATTTTCTTTTAAGTAATCTAAAACAGCTTCTTTATAGCCTTCCTTTGGTCTTTCTAAAAACCAGTAATCTTGATCTGTTAGCATAGTTTTAACCTCAGCGGTTTTAAATCCTGGCGAATGGTTTGAGCTGAATGTAATTGCAAACAAATCAAACATTTGAATTTCTGTTAATTCTGATAGTTTTTTCATTAGTAAACCTCCTTCAATCTTTTCTTAACTACTCTCATTACTTTGAATTTAACTCAAGCCTGACAATAAGTATTTCTCTATAGTTTACCATATGATTAAGTTGCTGACTTAACAAGATCTTATTCGCTTTACTTAACTTATAGTAATCGTCAGTAGATATAAACGCACTAAGATCTTTAATCTTCTTATGTAGTTCGTCATGTTCAATTTTCAACCTGTCTAAAAATGTTTCCATGTCTTTTATTATTTTGTGTTTAAAACTTCGTATACCAGCCTCTTCACATCTGCGTACCGCATTGTAGTCAGAAAAGTATCACTGTTGGCGTGTATCATTGTCAAGTCGTGTCCGTTCTCATGGTGAGGGCTAACTGCGTTGATGTTGAAGAACGCCATCATACGAGTGTTATTGTAATCCGTTTTAACCTCAATGCCTAAATCTTGAAGCTGACATTCGTTATCATGTGTCCAAATAATTGGTAGTTCCAATATCCCGATCATATTAATAAATTCTTTCTATTTGTTCAGCGAACTCATCGCCAGATATTACATTTGCGTTTGGATCTAAATCAAACCGTTTCATGAACTCCTCTTTCCCCTGGTAATCATTGAATGAAAGCATAACATAGGTATTGCCTTCCCGGGCAGTGTTTACCGCCTTTTCTGTTGATGCCTCTTTCTTGGCCTTGATGTCTTCCTTCTTCTCCTCTTTGGATTTAGGTTTGATTTCCTCTAATGGTTCCGGCTCTACCTCATCAATCTCGAAGCTTGGCAGCTCAAAGCCTAGTAGGTTTAAATCGAAGTCATCTAACCCGGTATTCTTTACCTCAATATCGTTCAATAGAGTTGAAAGAATATCATTGTCGAACTCTCCTTGGGCATTCTTGTTGTTAAGGAAAATGTTTTGTTCGATCTCCTCCTGGTCCGATAGATCAACAGCTTCTACACGTATGGTGTAATCGTTCTCGTTAGTTTCTCGGTTATACTTCTGCAGCTCATCGAGAATCATTAGCTTTTGATGACCTCCAACAAGACGGCCAGACCGCTTATTCCAAACAATACCCCCCATCACTCCCATGCGCTTGATATTAGCCTTTAGCTTCTTCTTTGCCTCCTCTGATATCTTACGGGGATTATACTTCGCTGGCTCTATCTGAGAACGATTTATCTCTATAGATTCTGATGTTATAAATTTGCTTTTATTCATTATGTAAATAATGTTAAAATCACATATTATTTGCCAAATAAAAGGCACACCTATTATGGTGCACCAAAAATTGCTTTTATCGCCAGAGGTATTGCAAGCTTAACCGTGTCAAATGTTAAGTCAATTCCCTTTTTCTTAATTATCTCCTTGGTTTTCGACCAAATAGTGTTATCCATCATCTGCCGAAGAAACTCATGCCCGTAAAATGTGGCATCTACTTTAAAGTATTCGAATTGGTCATGAAGTCCTTTTCCATAAACTTTGTACGATACATATCCTGCTTCTTGCATTTTCTTGATCTGATAGAAAACTAAATTATCTTCTACATTTTCGATTCTAGGAAATTTCTGAAGTCCATTTTCACCACCTTCCTCCTCAATCTTTTTAAGAATTTGTCTGCATAAATCAATTTCTAATTTCATATAGCCTTTTCTTTTAAAGTTACTGAAATAAAATGACTCTGCTCATGGGAAAGGCCTCATAGATCTTCTCCAAATCATCCGGGTAATTCTTTTGCAGATATTGGAAGCAATCCTTTTCAAGCATCACGCCTGAACTTGCTTTTTTGTTGTAGGATATCGGCATCGGGAGTTTATTATCGCGGATAAACCGTAATACCTCTTTGTTTGTCCAAAGTGATAATGGGTATACTCGATTTGTCTTTTCGTTGATAGCTTCCATTTCATAACCTTGGAGCATTAGCCGGCGGTTGAGGCTATCGGCCTTTTTCATACCGAAGATTGAATACTCTATGCCCGTTTCAGCTCTTACTTCATCGTCAATGTCTTTTAACTTCTTAAGCTTCACTTTTGGATCGGCTATACAGTAATTACCTGACTTGCGGATATATGTCAATATCCAGTGAGGCTTTTGGATTAGCTTTACGTTAGGGTATCGGTTCAAGGCATCTTTTAAGTAAATATCGACGTGTCTAAGGTTCGGCACCAAATACATGAAAACAATCACTACCTCTTTGAATTTCGGCGCCACCTGGTTAAGCAGCATGATAGAGTCCTTACCCCCACTATAAAAAAGTATAACCCTATCAGTTTTTTGACTAATAAGGTTAATTACTTCTCTTGTATGGTTTAGCTTATCCACCTGCCATTCCAAATGCTCTGCGCATGTCACCATAACGCTGCCTACGATTACCGTACTGCTGTGCAGTACTACCTGCATTTCGACCCCGACGGGCTACCGTGTAGATATTACGGGCACCGTTGACGTTACTTGAAATACCGGTATTTCTGTTGATCCGATTTCTCATAATTGCAATTTTACTGTTCTAATATTTCACCCAACTCGTATCTAATGATCGATGCAATATATTCTTCCCCTTTATCCAGGTAAATAATGTCGTTACCTTCTTCATCTGTCAATATGATGACCGACTCATCTTTTACCTCAACTAGCATGCTCGGGCGTTTACCCTTATATGCCCCGGTCAAAAACTTAATAGCATCATACTTTACCGTGATCGGTTTGCCGTCTACCTCATCCACATACCCCTCATCATCTAAAACGCAATATTTGGTTACGTTATTAGGCCTGATTTCACGTTCTTCGAATGTCTTAGTACCTGCTTTGATCTGGTCAAAGAACTCTTGTTTGATGCTTAATGTTAATACTTTCATAATCAATTTTTTGATAGAAAGGCAGGCATTACCCTACCCTTCAAATGTAAATAATAGTCGAATTTTTATGCTTTTTAAGTTACTCTAATTGCTTGATAATAGTAAGTTATCAATTTGGCACTTCGCTCAATTCATGAATGTTGCCTATGACTTCCAATTCCATTGATGCTAGGTAATGCAACGATTTACCTTTAATATTAAAAGTGTCGAATACGTATAAGCTTTCTTCACGAACAGATATTCTGCTGAATTCAACAGGGCCAAGCGGACGGGATAAACCATCTTTCTCATGTCCGTATTTTCTTCGCATCATAATGCGACACATATCCCCCTCATACACCTCTTTACCATTCTTATCGAGTAGTCCAGTAAACTGGCCTAAAGTCGATTCATCAACAATAGCTGTGTCAATCCCATCTAAAGTGGTTATATACGCTGTACCAGTGGCATCTTTTGAAAAGTATCCATACCACCAAGCACCTTTTCTAACACCATGCAATTGCTTCGCCCGGAACTTTATTTGCCTATCCATTCTTCACCACCTTTCCCTCTAAAATATCCGACAATTGACCTCTAACGGCTTCGTACGACCTACCTGAAGCATGAGCGATTAGATAGATAACCTTTTTCATTTTAGACGCGCTCAGCCCCTTAAATGATGCGTTTTCTAAGATCGTTTCAAGATGATCAATATATCTTTGCTTACTCAATAAAAACCCGGTCAATTGCGCGATCTCTTTGTCCTTCTCGCAGATGATTATTGACTTGTTTTCTTCGATCTGGACATACTTACCAAATTCCTTTTGAATTGCCACATCGAAAAGTTTAGTGGCATATTCAAAGCCATCAGTGTAGCCCTTTTCGTAGCCTACGTATTCGCTTTCTATGTCAGGTATGACGAAGTTTTTCAAGCGATTGAGTATAGTGATTAATTTTGCTTTAATTTCCATTTCAAATTAGATTGTTGTAGCTGATTTGATTAGTTGCTCTATTTGAAAAGCGCTTACTTCGAAATTTTCGCCTTTCATGCCCGCCAAAATATCTTTTAACATATCGAGCATTTCTTTACTATGAGCCATAAGATTGAAATCATATGGTACTTCTGATAAATTGCTATCTGTAATTCGAACTTCGCAAATAGGCCCATTTTTAACCAAATTACTTTCAATAGTAGCTAGATCATGGAATTCGTCAATTTCGAAACTGAACTTTCCTTTTGTTCCTTTAAATTCCATCTCTATTTAGATTTTAGTAGCTGATTCAATTAATTCCTCAATTTTGTAGGCATCTACGATATTACCACACTGGGCAAGTGCCAATACATGTTTAAGCATCTCAAGCATCTGAGGGGCTTTACTATAAAGTGTCATGTCAGCCTCTAAAGTGCGCATGTACTTGTCTACTTCCTTGTCAGACATATCTTCACAATCCGGCAATATTGAATGTGCTGTCATTTCAAAATAGTTTGGCGATGTCTCAACACCAATCCCGATACATATATCACCTTGATATACCTTTTTATGCTGTCCTTTTGTTCCTTTGAATTTCATAATAACAGAGGGTTAAAAAATTAGGTTTTCGATCTTACAACATCTGTAATCGTTTACTTCAACATCGAAGTAGGTCATTACACTTGGACTAGATGATTTACCCTTCCCATTCGGTAGCATATCACTTTTAAGTGTACCAACAGCCGACCGGATAGATCCATCTACCTTTTTGTATTTGAATGAAACTATCTCTTTTGAAAGCTTAGATTTAAGCTTAATGATTTTCCAGGCATATTTCAACGCTTCTGAAAAGGTTGCAAAACTTGATTTTACCCGATGGGCAATAGTGAATAATAAAGTTTTCATGTTCTCTAACTTTGTGTTTATTAATACTGTTTCCTCTTATTTGTTAAACAAAGTTAAATAGTATTAAATTAATATCAAAGAAAAATCAAACATTTTTTAAACATTTATTAGACAAAAACTATTTAATAAGGCGGTAATTGTTGCAGAATTGGATCACATCTACTTTAAATTCAGTATAATAGAAAAGATTTACAGCACATTTAACGGCTGTGTTTAAATTTGGGGTGTTTAGTTCTAACAATTGTTTAAGTTCCGTTGCTAGAGTAATATCTAACCTTTCTTTACAATTGATCTTACCTGGCTGATAAAGCCATAATATGGCGCCGATTAGCTTATATCTTAAGTTGAGCATCTTACCATATCGGACATTGCGAAGGTCCTCTATAGAAATCCCCATATAGTCACAGTATCGGTCGGCGATACGCTGAATTTCCGACAGCTCTGGCATGTACGCCTTCTCAATTTCTTTGAAGATATTAAAGTGGTTTTCTTTCAAATATGCCAGGGCAAATGATGTGTATCGCTTTTCCATTGTGATTAGTGTTTATAAGCGAGCAATCCAGCTACTCGCTTCTCGGGGTTTGTAAGTTTTTTAATATCCCAATTGGTGATCTTGCAAAACATTTCATGTGTATACGAACTCAATCCACATGGTTTGACCAATTGATGTTTAATATCATTTTTTATCAAAAATCTTTCGATTTGAGCACCTATTTCGTTATTTCTTCCAACATCTTTAACAGCTCCTACAGTTCTCCTCCCCCACGTTTTCTTGACAATATGGCCTGATTCAAGGCGAACAATTAGCTCACTATTTATCGAGCTGCAGATCATTTTTTGTCGGAGGAGCTGAATGAACAAATCGGATAAATCATATTGGAAAATCTTAAGTGCATCGATTTGCCAAGAATATACTGCGTATCCCGATTTATCAACATCAGGATCTATTCCAATTGTGATTTTATCTTTATACATTCAATCTACTTTTTGAATAACCATGTTCTTTGGCCCAAATTGGATTCTCCTCAACACGATTATGGCAACCACGGCATAAGGCCACGAAATACGTTTTATCAGTCAATAGGGAACCAATACGCCCCTTTGCGTGATGAACATCAGTCGCACTGGCGCCACAACATTTACAATCAGGATTTTCATTTAAATACTCCAATTTCGCTTTGAGGTATAGAACGTTTTCCTTGGATCGTTTAGCACTCACCCGACGAATAGGCTTTTGCTCCGCCTTTTTGGGTGATTTTGATCTGCTTTGCCAGTAGTGAGAAGAACAAAATCCTCCAATAAGCGGCACTTTCTTCCCGTTATCACAAGTCGGACATGATCCAGTTTTGACCTTAATTGTTGAATTATGTAAAACATGTGATTTTAACATATTATTTTATAAAAAGAGTTTTAAAACGGTCATTAATTTGCCGGGAAATTTCATCTTGATCTTTTCCGGAGAGGCAGACTAATTGATTAATTGCTGCAATATTTGCATAAGCCATGTCGATCACCTCCGACTTGCCTTTACCCTTAACCAGAGTTTGCTCAAGTACAGAATTTAATTCTTCCATCTCGGCAGCTATAATGGCTAATTTCTTTTTCATAAACTCTTTAAGGTCGATAGGCCTTGGAGTGGAAATACCTCCATACGATGCAGTTTTTATCCCTATGGTAGTGAACGAGCTAAAACTACGGACATTCTCCTCAAAAAGGATAGCCGAATTGATCAAGCGGGTTCCTAATGCCAAATTAGATAGACCTCGTTCGCCAGGCAACATGTTTTTTATAAGCCCACTGTATTTACTTGCGCTTAATGCTTTTCGATCCGATTCAACTCGTTTTTTATCAAATACTACTTCCATTATTTAGTGTTTTAAAATGTATTTTGCGTATCTCTTACCTGTTTTGTTGTAGGTGGTTTCTATATTATAACCTTCTTTCCTCAAATCGGATATTCGCGCTCCCAAGCGTAGACAGTTGAACATGTTAAGAGCTTCAAGTGGTGACAAACTTCTGCCAGTTTGTAAGTAACTTAAAATTGAATCTTTTTGACTTTCGAGACTCAAATCATTTGATAACACGTTGTTCTCCATGATCTACCGAGTTAATTTTAAAGGATAAATCAAAATTAAACAATGTTAAACAATTATACAAATAAAAACGATTTATTGTTTAATAAATTCCAAACAATAAATTCCCTATTCGAATGACTGGGAATTTATCAGATTGTAAATTTTCCGCTCAATGAATTTATCAAGGGTATAACGTTCTTTCCCAAATACCAAAAATCGCACTGAAGAAACTTGCTCCCCGAATTTTCTGAAAAGATTATCAAATTGTCTCAATGCCCGTTGATGAAATATCTCAGCTTCAGTTTTGACCCTAGGCTTTTGAGGCTCAGGCGCAAACAGCTTCTTTTCTCCTACAGCACTTTTAAGGACCTTAATGACATCCGGATGAGCGCCAACAAAAAGAGATACGTTATTTCTTTCATCCCTTTTGGATTTGTAATGATCCCTTTGGTTTTGTTGCTCGAAAAGATCCATCCTTTCGCTATTGTAATTTGTGAAAGCTTCAATGATTACCTGCCCGTCTATTCGGTCAAAAAACTTCCCATATACTCCTTTTTTGAATCGTTTGAAGAAAAGTTTCAAATCGGCCAAGTTTACATTTGGATAATCTTCGATCAAATAAGTGACCGTTTGAGCTATTTGAACATCACTCATAGTTTTACCCAGATTGAGAAAAGATAAGGCATCTTCAATAAACTCTGTAATGTAAGCAGATAGAACGATTTTACTTTCTTCTCCAAGCTTACGTATAGTCGGTAATCCGCTATTTATAGCTTGCTGATGCGTTACTAATTGCATCGTTGATAATTTGTCGTGCCAAACTGCCCATTCTTTTGACACCATCAATCCGCTGTTGTCTGTCCTGACCTGCTGTAACTGGTTTATTTGTCCCATCTTTATTTTCGTTTAAATACCACTGATATTTGAAAGTTTGCCAACCTTTGCCGGCACACATCTTAATAGCCTCCTCAATCGGAAAATTGTGTTTATTGCACTCATCAAAAATGAGCTGCAATGCGGTCGCTGTGAAAACAGCTTTTTTTGACGTTCGAACAGAAATCCAGTCGTCCACATATTGCTTATCAACTCCCATTTCAAGCAAAGTTTGCCTAAATTCTTTTTTTCCAAATTCATTAACTTTTGGAATTACATTATTTAGCCATGCCTGGAAATAAATATTTTCTGCATTCAGGGCCTGCTCATATAATTTTTTAAAATCAATATCGATCGCCTCGGATTTTTTTTGAAAAATTTTAAAATCCTTTTCATAGGTACTCCTTTTTCCTTGGAATGCCCTCCAAACTTTTTCAAAGTCAAAAATTCCTTCTGAATTGTTTTCTTCAGCGTCAGCTGTAAAACAACTAGTATTATTTTTAGTATTATCTATAATAGTATTATTGTGTAAAGATTCTTTACTACCCCCCTGTAAAGTTTCTTTACTACCCCTGTAAAGATTTTTTACTACCCCTAAAGTTTCACTACCACTCATGAGTTTATCCAAAAAGTCGAAATTTACTTTATAATAATTGAAAGTAACACTATTGATAACTCTGCTCTTCTTGATGATTAGTTCTTTTTCAACAAGATCTTTTAGCACATCCGAAGCTGTGGGCCTAGAAACTTGCAAAACATCTTGAATGTATCTTAACGATCCTTTAAAATAGCTTTCCCTATCCTGTGAAAACCCAAATATTATTGCGAATACAATAAGTTGATTTGATTTCAGGGATAAACGTTTTATCATCCATCCCTGAATATTAATATAATTGGAGTCCTCCATCATCTAAAACTAAAAAGGTAAATCATCATCGTCTGCAGCCTCAATTTCCGGGGAAATATTTGAACCACTATTTGCACCACTCTTTGGCAAAAATTCAAAGGAGGAACACTGAATTTCTGTAATAAAACATCTTCGACCATCTTTCTCATATTCCCTATATGCAATTTTCCCCTCGACAAGGATCGAATCACCTTTCTTGAAATACTTTGCAACAATCTCTCCCTGTTTGCCCCAAAAAGATATATTGTGCCACTCTGTTTTCTCCTGCCTATTACCGGACCTGTCTTTATAAGTCTCACTTGTGGCTAAGGAAAATGTGGTTACACTACCATTTTCAAAGTTGCGTGTTTCAGGATCTTTTCCGATCCGTCCTATTAAAATTGATTTATTCATCGTCTTTTACTTACGTTTATTGATTTCAAAACTTCATTGAGACTATACAGATATTTAGCCCCTGCTCTTTTATGGGGAATTGTCTTTTCAGCTGTCATCTCCCTTATCTTCCATTGAGAAACTCCCAATTCGGCTGCTATCTCTTTTGTTGAAAGCAACCTGGTAGATGGCTCTTTTTGATTTTTTAAAAGCTCCAACTCCTTTTTCACCTCGCGAAGCTCAGAGAAAATCATCCCAATTGCCAGAGGCATTTCTTCCATTGTATACTCCATGATTTATGTATTTTATGTTATTTTCACATATTATTCAGCAAACAAAGAGGTTTGTTCGTTCGGATCAGGAATGTAAACTCCTATATTCTCAGCACACCACCGCTTTATATCTTCGAAATAATCCATCATCTGAGACGTAGAATTAGAAGTTGTCGTTGGTGGAAGAAACAGTATTTCCCCGGTATCTTCATTTATTAGCTCCTCTTTGGGACAAAACATACTTTTCAATAGTTCGTGAATAACTTCACTGTTATTTATTTTTTCACGAGAATATCCGGCATCAATCAAACCCTGTTTTACTATTGGAACGACCACGCCCCAGTAGTAACGATTTTGCTCATTAGAACGCGTTTTCTTCTTCTTTGAAATTCTGATTTCTATTTCTTTGCCTTCTAAAGATTGAAGATCTAAAACAAGAGCATTCTTATTTCTTATTTTGAGCGCTCCATCCTTGACAGAGCCAAAATATATCAATCCCATAATTATTGCCCCAAAGCTTCCAACACTTTTTTCAGATCGTAAAAATATCTCTTACCGACCTGAACGAATGGAATGAGATTCTTTTCACGATAGTAGAAAATGGCCTCTTTAGTTACTCCTAATTCATGGACTAATGCACTTGTTGGCACCAAACCTTTTTCTAACGCGATTTTTGCTAATCCTTTACTCATTTTGCTGTATTTACTTAATTAATAATGATTTCGATTCTTTTAACTCTGCTCCTTTAACTTTAGCCCCATTGTTCAAGGCTTCCTTGATCGCTTTTTTATCCGGCTGTACTTCGACCTTTTTGACCATAAACTTTCGCGGAATCAACTTCTCGTCGCTAATCGATAGTGCTGAAGCATTATTTCGAAGGGAAATCTTGATTGTTTCCCCTTCGATCTTTGTAATTCCGTAAATATTCATCGCATTGAGAATAGAATTTTTAAGACGATCAACGGTGCCTTGTTTGCTCTTTTTAAGCTTTGTTAAGCGATCTATTTCTTTATCGCACAATTCTGCATCGTAAAGCATTTTCTTTATTACATATGCGTAATTAACGCCTTTTACTTCAAGCTCACTCTTGTTTATAGTAAGTTGCTTTTCGATTTCTTCCGTTAGCTCGCCGCCATTATCCTCTAAGATCTCGGCGAGCTGTAAATACTCTTGGTTTATATGAAATAACGATTTGTTCATTATGCTACTTTTAGTTTTATTTCCTCTTTCCTGGCGGTTAGTGCATCCAAAAACTGCTTTACTTGCTGCAAATGCTGATTTGCATTAAAAATTGCTGTAAGTTGATTAACATTATTAGCTTTTTGCATTTCAGCAATGGCATCGTCAACGGATTTTAAAGTTTTACTTTCGAAACCTTTAGATCCTCGCTTACTCAGAATTTTGCAGAATGAGTTAAGATCATCAGCATTCCAAAGAATTTCGCCCTTATCGTTTACTGGATAGTCTTTCTTTTTGCCCCCTTTTGTAATATGTTCCTTGGTATTTAATGTGAGAATTGGCAAAGAATATAAAAATCGTCCTACACCCCACATAACACCGGCACGTTTAAAACTGTCTGACGCTTCACCTTTCTCCTTTTCTACATTGCTTTCGGTGCCACAATCGTATTTCCAAACCCATTCATCCTCTATCTTAATAGCTATACCAGCAAAAAGGTTACCTTTAATCTCTTTATAAGCAACTTGCCAGTTCTGAAAACCAACGACTTCATCTAGCCTATCTTGTAACTGCCGAGCATCAATATATGCCACTACAGTAGCTTTCCCAAACCCTATTGATTGAATTCTGAACTTGTAATCTATAGGTTCTAAAAGCATCTTATGAATTTCAATTGCTTCCATCTCTCAATATTTTTTTAGCCATTAATAATGTATTCAGTTTGCCTCTTGCATCCGATATTTGTCCTTCAAGTACCGGGTTAATATGGATGACTTTGGTTTTTTTGAGCTCATTTCTAATATATGAATGCCACTCATTAAATCCCTCCATGGGATTGCCAGGATCGCGCTCTAGCGGCCACAGTGATTTTTGAATTCTAATTCCCATCTGTAACAGACATTAGAAGATTTAAGAACTTACTAAAGGAAACTTCTGCAGGAGGAGCGAAAACCTGCACAGTATCACCTTGAATCATGAAATTACTGTCACCGACCATGACATTTACATAATTACGACCAGATAGATTTACAAAACTCATCGTAGAATTAATGTGACCTATATCCGAAAGGTCAGCTAGCACCAACGCTAGTTTTTGAATCTGTTGATTTCTCATTTCTGTATTTATTATTTAATTACTCTTATTTGTCAATTTTAAACAGGCTCTAACCCCTGTCAATAATATATTCCATTGCTTTATACTCTGCTTCTTGTAGCGCTTCGTCTAATCTAAATGCCTCATGGCTATTATCGATCAATTCGCAATTTTCCCTTATCAAAACACCTTTAGAAATATCAAATTCACTATTACCAATCACTTGCTTTTCGAACTCGATAAAAATCTCTTTCAAATCGACTTTTTCGTCCCAATCATCATTTTTCCATTTCTCTAAGGGGACGAAGAAAAAAATAGCACCACCGCCGACAACATCATAATCTATGTAAGCATACTGTTTAACAACAATTGTATCATTGTTTAACTCCATTTGGTCCCGAAGCACCCCTAGATGCTTATCATTTTTCAATGCAAGTGACTTGATTTCCATGGTTGAATTTTTTATATTTGTCATCTCTAACGGGTTTATTAATTTAAACTCTTATTTGTCAGGCTTTACTATTAATTTAGTAAAGCCTATTTTTTCAATCCCTTGGAATTGTTAAACAAAGTTAAGCATTAAAATCAAACTATCAAGTTTTTGTTTAACTTTTTTTCTAACTTTTTACAAACTTTTTGTCATAACATTTTTTAATGTTAAACTTTATTAAAGACAAAATAGCATCTAAAACCATAATTAACTGACATTTTTACGTTTGGAGCGACTATTGTTGTAAAAAATTAAACATTATTACATATAATTGTTTAAACACTACAGATAAAAACACAAAAGTTTAAACACAATGGAATATCCAAATAATAATTTTGAGGTGATCAGGAAAGAGATGGGATTAACGAATAGAGATTTCGCCAAACTTCTTGATATACCAGAACAAACGTATTCCCGTGTAAAACGAGGAGTCTATCCTTTGGGGATGAAAATGAAAAAACGCTTCGAAGAAGCATTGCCGACAGTAAATCTAAATTGGCTAATTTTCAATGAGGGTGACAGAGAAAAACCAAAAGAAGTAATAGATCATAATAAAGTATCATTGAGCTCAAACGCGAAATACATTGGCCAATTCTCCGACGATATTAAATACATGGATGAGGAGGGCAATAATATTTTCTTTGAGCTTAGTCCTGGCCGTTACCTAATGAAAACAAGATTAGTCACAGAGAAAGCAAAAGCCGGTTATCTACTGGGGTATGATAACCAAGAGTATTTAGAAGAATTGCCGTTCCACACTATTACCGTTAACGAATTCCATAAGGGACATTATGTTTCATTTGAAATTCACGGAGATAGCATGGATAATGGTAAAAGGAAAAGCCTAGGCCATGGAGATATTGTTACTGGGCGACGCATCGAAAGATTGTACTGGAAAAGCAAATTGCACACTCATACTTGGGACTATTTTGTATTTGTAACAAACACTGAAGGCATCATTGTAAAACAAGTGATAAAACATGATGTTGAAAACGGAGTTTTAACCCTACACTCCCTTAACGAAGACAAAAAGCTATATCCTGATTTTGATATTCACCTTGATGACGTTAGAGAAATATACAATGTCGTTGATGTAAGCATGAAATTATAATAACACCAAAAAGATGACGCAAGAAGCAAAACGTTTCAAGGATTTCCGCAAAACTATAGGTCTCACTCAATATCAGCTTGCGGATGCTTTGGGAATTAAACAAGATCTAATTTCTAGGTATGAGAGAGGAGTTTATACAATCCCTTTGGATATTGTAAAACAGCTTTATTTTAAGTATAAATTGAATTATACATGGTTCTTTCATGGTTTTGGAAAGCAACAAGTTGACGAGGTAGCTAAAGCTACAATCACAACAGATCTAAAAGAGGTACTCTTGGAGAACAATATTCTAAAGGAAAAATTGAGAGTTTTAGAAGATAGATTTGAACGTCTTGACGCGTCTATTGAGAAAAGATTAAGTAATTTGGAAAGACTAAAGTCCTAGTCTTTCCATTTCTTCTGCCATCATAAAAGCCTTATCTTCATTTGTGGCCCTTATATACTTTAAAAAACTAGCCTCCGTCTTATGGCCAGTAACCGCCATAATCAAAAGAGTAGGAACCCTAAGTTTGAACATAATTGTCGCATAGGTCCTCCGAGCAGTATGCGAACTAATTTTTGTAAATAGCTCTACTTCATATTTTTTAATTGTCCCCTTTTTCGAATCACTTGTTTCAATCATCGAATTAAACTTTGCTATTTTCATGATCTCCCTAACAGCGACATTATAATCATGAAGTTTGATTTTTAGTGTTGGAAAGGAATTTCCATACTTCTCCAAAATTGGATGGATCTTTTTTGACACCGGAATCGTAACGCGACTCCCGGTTTTAACCTGAGTCAGCCTAATTACATTATCCTCCAGTTTATCGATCGTCAAATTGGAAAGATCAGAAAACCTCAAAGCTGTATAACAACCGATTAAAAACATATCCCTTACCTGATCCAAAATTGTATCATCAATTTTAAGCTTGTAAATTATGTCCAACTGATCCAATGTAAGGGCGACAGCGTGCGATTCGTAACTCGGAGATACAAACTTATTTTCGGAATAATGCTTATCAAGATTAAACTTGTCTTTTCTAGCCTCTTCCATTACCGCTTTTATATCTTTTATGACACCACCAAAAGTGCTTATCTGCATCTCCTGGACCTCGTAGCAAAACTTTTTATAACGATCATAAAAAGCATCGTTAATGTCTTCAAATTTTAGATCCTTTTTTTTGATGTATTTCAAGTACCTTTCTAGGGACGACAACAACGATTTTAATTTTCTAATATTTGCCTTGCTGTACATCCCGCCATCTTTAGGTTTTGTCTTTTCGCCCGATTTACGTTGTGAGATCAGCAATTCCAAATAGTCGATAAATGTTGTATCGTCCTTAACCACCTCCGATCTCTTCGGCCGGTGAACAAGATCAAGATTTTCTTTAAACTCCTTTACCGACATAGGTATCTTTGATGCAGCAATTAAATTGCGAAGCCTGGAAGCCTCTGTTGTTAATGCTGAAAGTCGATCATTATTTTCACCAAAATTTGGAGCCTTTACACTGATGGGATCTTTCCCTTTTTTAAGATAGTCAGCAACAAAATGTTTTTCATCCACCCTTATCCCAGTTGAATATTCCACCCTTCCGTCCGGAATAGTGATATACATTCTTATAAGGCAATCTTTGATAATCGGATTTCCTTCCTTATCCTTTCTTTTCTCTAAATACAATTTTGGTGTGCTGCTCAT